GGCCTAAAAGAAACGCATATAAACAAAAACTAATGAGAGAAGTTCAAGGAGAACTTCATGCTCATTGGGACGCGGTAACGGTAGTGTCTCATGCACTTTTTCGTCATCGTCGACTTAGTTTTGAAGACTTGCGTGAATTGCTTACCAAACGTTCTGTGAATAAAAAGTTTTGGAAAGATCAATTCAAGAAGATTAGTTATTTTTACGATAATAACAAAAACCTTGACGAAAAAGATTTAAAATCTATATTGTCAAGATGACGTGTATTGGTAAACATAAATTACCGCCATTTATTTAACACCGTATTCCCTGGCATAGCACACGCAGCCTATCCTTAGACTGAGATACCTCCAATGTGAGGCGATGTGCATTTGTTACAATACACCACCATATTAGGAGGTCTGTATGACCGACTTCGTTTCATTGCACAATCAAACTCAATTTTCTATTCTTGATTCCATCATCTCGCCTAAGGGGCTTTTCAAAAGAGCTAAAGAATTGGGCCAGTCAGCTGTTGCCCTTACTGACCATGGTACGTTAGCCGGAACATGGGATGCTTGGAAAGCATCTAAAGATACTGACGTCAAACTCATTATTGGATGCGAATGTTATTTTCAAGATGATGCGGCTAATGTTAATGAAAAATTTCGACATGTTATTTTGATAGCCAAAAATGCTACTGGCTATCGTAATTTACTTACACTCAATAAAAAGGGTTTTGATCAAAGTTCTTTTGTAGGTAAGCGCGTTTATTCAGTTTTGGATTGGAAATTATTGGCAGAATATTCAGAAGGATTAATTTGCTTAACCGCTTGTGGTAATGGCATCATTAACCAACTTCTTATGAAGGGGAGACTAGATGATGCAGAAAAAACTTTGCTGCGACTCAAAGATTTGTTTGGTGATAATTTAGGACTCGAAGTCCAGCCCAACAATATGAAACGTGGTTCGAATATCTTTAATGATGAAATTGATCAGCAGTTCTTAAATAAGCAGCTTGTTAGTTTAGGCAAGAAGCACAATGTTAGAGTGGTGGCCGCCTGCAACGCTCACTATTTAACCAAAGAAGAATCGGGTATACATGACGCATTCTTGGCCATCGGAGCGCATCAGCCTATTCATTCTAATTATCGTTTGCGATATCCAGAATCAGATTTTTATTTGAAATCTGGTGATGAGGTTAAGGCTTTCTTTTCCAGAAATTATGGAGAAGAAGTTGCGCAACAGTTGTGTGATAATAGTTTGTATTTTGCCAATCTGTGTGAAAAACCAGAGTGGATTGATCCAAAGTTTTCTAATCCAACTGGAAAAGAGCTTCCTGTTTTCCCGGTCAAAGACGAGCCAGATTATGCAGAATTTCGTAGCTGGGTTGAAACGCAGCCAGCAGATATCCAGAAACTTGAAGAGGATAAACTCTTTTTGCGCTATCTTTGTATTATACGTTTTGATTCTCGTGTTAAAAATCTAAGTGATACTCAAAGAGATCAATACAGCAAGCGCATTGATGAAGAACTAGGCGTTCTAGAATTCCACGGCTTCTCTAGCTACATGCTCATCGTAGCAGATTTTATAGAATGGGCTAGAAGGCATGAAATTGCTGTAGGGGAGGGGCGAGGATCAGTCGGAGGCTCATTGATAGCTTATTTATTAGGTATTCACCAAGCAGATCCTATCAAATACAATTTGATTTTTGCCAGATTCCATAATATGGAAAAGTCTAGCTTCCCTGATATTGATACGGATTTTGCTCCGTCAGGACGTGAAAAAGTCCAAAACTATCTTCGAAAGAAATATGGCGAAGAACATGTCGCTCACGTAAGCAACGTCAATACTATTACGCCCAAAGTGTATGTTAAAGACATTGCACGTGTTTGTGAATTAGGTGGATCCAAAGAAAATGCAGTTAAGATCGGCAATGAAGTAGCTAACTGTATTCCGGCAGAAATTCATTCCATTGATGATGCGCTAATAAAGGTTCCTCTATTTGCGGAATACGCAAAGAAATATCCAGAGTTTGAAAAGTACAAAGATATCTGTGGAAAATATCGTGCTTGGTCTACTCATGCCGGCGGTATCATCATCTCTGCCCGCCCCCTTACTGGACTTGTGCCACTGAGAAAAGATAAAGATGGAGCGTTGGCAATTGAGTATGATAAAGACAAGGCCGAAGAAAATGGCTTAGTCAAGATGGATACTTTGGGGCTTTCGACTTTGGATATTATTGGCCAAACCATGCAGCTTATTAAAGCCTCTGGTAAAACATTGCCGACAGTTATTGATTACGATAATTATGATAAAGAGGCGTATGATACCATTTCTACTGGAGATACCTTCTGCGTATTTCAGCTAGGTACATCTGGCGGCACAATTGATTTGTGTCGTCGTATCAAACCACAATCCATCAATGATATTAGTTACATCAACTCATTAGCCCGCCCCTCAGCCCGTGATATGCGCAATGACTTTATTTTAACTAAAGATGGTAAGAAGCCATTTGCTTTATTGCACCCAAATCTAGGAAGAGCGTTTAATAATACATTCGGGTTTGGTTTGTATGAAGAAAGTTTGATGTATTTGGCTCAAGACGTGGCTGGTTGGAGTTTACATTCGGCCGACCGTTTACGCAAACTTACCAAAGAAAAAGGTAAGAACCCAAAGAAGGCGCAAGAGTGGAGGGCGGAATTTATTAAAGATGCCGTCAAAAATGAAGTTAATGAAGCTATTGCTAAAAGAATCTGGGACGAAGTAGTAGATAAGTTCCAAGGTTACGGCTTCAATATGTCTCACTCTATTTTGTATTCTATGACTAGTTACAAGACTGCTTATCTCAAAGCTCATTATCCAATTGAGTTTTTGATGGCTAATTTAATGGCAGAAGTCAAATCCAATGCTCCCGATTCTAAAGCCAATATTGCTAAAATCAAAAAAGAAATACGTAAACGACGTGTGAAGATTGTGCCTCCTGACATTAACAAATCTCAATTAGTTTATACAATTGAAGATGGCAACCATTTAATTACTGGGTTAGATGCTATCAAATTTGTGGGAGAGGACGCCATTAAAGACATAATTGAAAAGAGACCATTCAGTGGCTTTTTTGATTTTATGACGCGAATTAGCTCTAAAGCTGTGAGAGCTAATAGTATTCAAGCTTTGGCCGCATGTGGAGTTTTAGATTCTTTTGGGCACTCTCGTAAATCGATGTTTTTGTATTGTTCTGATTATCGCAAGAAGTTGCAAGTGTGGCTTAAAAAACATGATCCGACTCAAGAACAATTTGTATATCCATGGCCTGAAGATCCGGAATGGTCTATGCCAGAATTGTATGCTTTGGAGCAATATTATTTAGGCGAATCATTTATTTGTACGCCAGCAATAGCTTATGGTCAGTTTTTTAAAGATGAACATTTTATGGTACAACACATAAAGCGATCTAAAGATAAAACTACTTTAGGATCTATTAAGGGCGTGGTGCGAGATTTCTTCGAATTTCGAGTTAAGAAGGAAGGCAAGTATTATGGCCAACCAATGATTAAAGCAGTCATTGAGGATAAGATGGGCGACCAATGTACTTTAACAATTTTCCCGGATCGATGGAAGACTATGCAAAGCAGAATTCAAGAAATTAATAAAAAAGCGGAGTTTGGTATAGGTATAGCTTTACACTTCTCTGGAAATACAAATAATTATGAAGATGATATGGGGATCATATTAGATCAATTATACAATATTGCTTTGCCACCGGATTTACCATTAGACCTGAAAGCCAAGAAAATCAATCTTAAAGTAGCAAAAGCAAAGCTATTTGATAAGGAAGAGGTCGAAAAACCTAAGAATCCTCAGGAGATACTAGATCAAATCGAAGATACTTTGTATGATGAGGGCCTCATTGATTTGGATGAAGAATCTGAAGATGATTGATATATACGATACGAACGATATTGAATAATAACAAAATCGACGTCTAAATCGAAAAATGATACAAAAGATATCGCTTGTATACTAATAATAAGGAAAGTAGTCATGACTAAAATAAAACTCAAGGAATGGGCCGACCGTCATAACCTGTCATATCTAACTGCAAACAGACATTTTCATGCAGGTATGATTCCAGGTGCCAGTCAGCTTGATTCGGGCACAATCCTTGTAGAAGATGATTCCTTGGAGCAAAACATGGCTACTACCGGCACTAATGATGCAATGTCCCTCTTCTTAAAGAAGACGGTCGAGTTTAGTAAAAATAATTCAACTGTAGAAGATTTTGCAGCTTATGTAATCTCTAATTTTCAACTAAAATTAAATGGCGTAATAGAATCTCCTAGATATTCTAAACATAGGCCAAAATCAGAAGAAGTTCAAAAACATTTCCAACAATTTTTACCGGATAAAGAAAAGACAGAACAGCTTAAAGCTATCTCAAACCTTATTAAACAACAAGGTCACAATGGAGAAAGAGCATTTTCTGCTGAAACTATAAGTGAAACATTTACAGAGGAATCCGAGCCATTTAACCGCGTAGTCGATACGGTAACAAATGGAATGGACGCAGAGTGGGATAGCATTGGTGCCATCCTATCTTCTACGGGTCCTCAAACTTCGGACGTGCGAAAGTATGGTCCGGAGATTGCTGCTGAAGGTCTGGTTACACGAAGTGTTGATTTTAACACAACTCCACAACAGATCAACTATACCGGCTCTACAAGCCAGACCTTCAGTAGCCCTCTTTCTGCTAGCAGCTCATTATATGCTTGCGCAGCTGCAGCATCTCCTGCAGCCCTTAATTTTTCTGATTCTCATGTTTCGGGGGCCTACTACAACTCTGTGTCTTCGGGTCCATTCCAACCAACTCAAAAAGAATTATTATCAGCTACTGAAGTTATAGAAATAGCTGAGACTGAAGACATGCCACGTAAACGTGGCAGAAAACCATCTAAGAAGAGATAATCATGCAATTACATAATTTATTACGTCCACTTCAAAAAGAAGCCAATAGACTCGTGAAATCTTTTCTGGATGAAAACCCAGAACTTATGAAGAAATATGTTGGTAGTGGAGTTACTGCTATTAGTTTGGCACTAGCACCACTCAATGTATTTATGAGACACCTCGTAGTTGTTCAAGGATTAGATCCAGATACGTTACCTGGCGAAAAAGAAAGGTCTGCCTTATTAGAGGCCTTAGAAAATTTCTTCGAAAAAAGACATGAAAAGTCTTTTGATGCCGATTATGATTTCTCGTGGATCGAGAAAAGATTCGAAGAAACTAGAAAAACTCTAAATAGACTAGAAATGACTAAAGAAGAGTTTATGAAATTAACTGATCTTGCTAAAATGCCAAGTATTGGAGACAAATATACTGTTAATGGTGATGAGGCAGTAATGAATGACCTGCCCGCCGAAACACTTAAAAAAGAAATGAGTTTAACTCCACTAGAAGATAAAATAGAAGTTGGTGCAGACGCCATTGAGGCCCTAAGGAAAGCCGTTCAAAATATTGAAGATTTGAGTGAAGATTCAAGAAGGGCTGTCAAAATTGAAAAGCTAAAGAAAATTTCTAAGAAGTTAAAAGAAGATTTTCACGCAAGCACAAAACAAGGAATCAAAACCCATAAAAAAAAGTTGAATAAGGGCGACAAAAGTGGCTCTGGACCAAAAGTAAATAGAATAATTAGCGCGGAACCAATAAAAGAAGGTCTAACTACTTTAAGAGTTGAATCTGATCGTAAGGTCCGCCCTCCTGCAAGGCGTGCTTCCGGTCGTGATTTAGCCGCATTAGTTCAAGATAAAAAAGCTCAAAACAAAGCAATACTAGAATCTACTCCTGAATTCAAAGCGCAACTAAAAGCTAAATTAGAGAAAGCAACAAAATTGACTCAATTGATGGTAGAAAAAGGTCTTTGCGAAGTAAGTGACCAGGCCCGTCAAGATCAAATCAATTCTATGTTATCTTGGGGTGACAATAATTTTGAGGCTCTAGAAAGAGTAATCAATAAGTATGGTCCAACTAAAGATGCTATCGCGGAAAACAAATTCAAAGGCTCTTTTAGAAGAGTCATTAAATAAGGTTCTAGATGCCAATTAGACAAGTGAGACAACAATCAGATCGAGGAAGCATTAAAGACATTCAAAATGGCGATGATGAAAAATGTCCTCCGACCCCTTATGAATTAAGGATGAAGGGCTTGTATGAGCATGCCCTAATGACTAGAGATCAAGTGTTGCTTGATTCACTTGGTTTAGTTGCTATAAATGGGACTCCTAAAGATCCAATTTCTATTTTTAGACATCGAGAATATGTTACTTTTTTGAGTAACAAATTGGCAGACAAAATTAAAAAAACTACAGAAGAATTGGCCGGTTGTTTTTCCAGTGACTACTCGAACGCGCCACAAGAAATGAAATGGTCTAGGTATAAACAACAAAGAGCTACCGAGATAATCTTAGCCGATCAAGATATGATGAAGGTTGCAGATGCTGATGGTAACTCGTATGCCAGAGTTCTTAGAAGTTTTAGAAGGGTAAGCTAATGAAGTGTATATCTTGCGAAACAGAAATCAATCCAAAATGGGCTCACGCCATAGACATTAATGTCTGTCCATTTTGCGGCAAACATATTATGGAAGAACACCTCAAAAATTGCATTGTGGGTTTAGCTGCCGCCATGGAAGATATGCAGAAATACCCGGATCAACTTGATGACTGGTTACTTTCAAATCATAATTATATAAAAACTAATTCTCCTAATCTCAAAAACTTTTTACCCAAAGATGTTATCAAAGAAATGCGTAAAGAAATTGATGATGAAGAATTCCAAGAGAAAAAGAAAACCATTGAGAAAATCAAAGTGTCTGATGGCATGGGTGGTTTCACAGAAGAAGAAGTAATAGTAGAGAAAGTCCAATCCGATAACAAGACTAAATCTTTCCATGACCGTGCCAATAATATGCTAAAGCAAGAGAAAGCCGTGGAAGGAGAGCCCAAAAGTGTCACCGAAAAAACTAGACATTATAAAGCAATGGCAGACAAAATTAAACAAGAAGCCGCCATCAACGCGAAAGAAGGTGGTATGGCATCTATGACTAGTCCCGAAATGATGAGTCAGGCCGACCCTGAGGCGGTAGCCGATTTTCGTTCCATGATTAGCACAGGCGATATAGTCTCTTCGGGTTTACCAGAAACGTCCACGGGCGATGACGATGAAATTCCATCTGTTGTATTGGCAATGGCTTCTATGAAAAAGAATGGTGGCGGGGGTGGCGATGGTGCTAATGAAAAAGATTTGGCAGCCCTTCGTAACATGCAAGCTAAAGTACAAGGCGGGGCCAAACGACTGAATTCTGGTAAAGGTAGTTTCTCTAGAGGGTAAGTTATGACAATCAGAATCGTTGACAATAAAAGAGTGGAAATGACAGACGATGAATGGGGAATGTATAACCAAATTGTCAAATCATATACTGATATTACCGGCAAAGGTGAGGACCTTTTCATTGATCTTTTTGAAGCTAATGATGAGGGAATTCTTGTTTTCCTCAAACCTCCTACCAAAAGACGTACTAGTTTAGAAGTATTTTTATTTTTAATGGCTCTTATGCAACATCAACATTTGCGCCTAATGCATCAGCAAATAGACCAAATTGTGGCCGAGTTAAAAAATAAAAATAAAGAAGACAAATAATCATTTGTCGAGAAAAAGTTCATTTAATTCAATATTACAGAAGGAAGACAGACATGAGCCAACAGGTAAGACTCGGCGATTTATTAGGTTCTAACCCTGAGGAAGATTTCAGGAATTTTGATCTAACCGAGGTGCAGCAAGTGTTAGAGCATCTTCGAGAAACGGATGCAATAGATTTGGCTCATGCCGAATTTTTACAACAACAATCATTAAGAGGAGCAGATATCTTGGTTGAATATATGGCCAAGATGGTAAAGACAATAGGTTATCTAGAGAGTAAATTAAACAGCACAAAAAATAAAGTGTCTTTAGAATATGCAGCGCCTGATGGCGTGCGAACGACAGTAGACATGAAAAAATGGGCAGCCGAGTGTTCGCCCGAAGTAAGTGCAGCCGCCGAAAAATTAGCAGATGCCAAAGGGGGCAAGATGGCCCTTGAGCGAAAGTTCGATATTATCGTCAAAGCCCACCATCATTATAAAGATATTGCGACGGGCTTACGTAAGACGATCCTCGGATATAGTTCAGGGACCAACAACGCGCCCGCTGAAGGCTACGAATGATGGGAGATAAAATGTCAGATGATAAAAAGAAGTCAGATAAATTAAACGCGTTTTTTAGAAGTTTTGCCGATGCCGACGCTCAATTAGACGTTAGACTTGCACACGAAACTATTGGAGAAAAGCTACCAGTTATTTCATCTGGTTCGTTACGCCTTGATGATGCATTATCATCCGGCGGATTACCCAAAGGTAGATTGATTCAGTTTTATGGTGCTCCTGGTAGTGGTAAGACCTTAATGGCTATGTTAGCTATCAAAGAGGCGCAGATACAAGACCCAACTTCTCAGCAAATGTTTATTGACGCTGAAGGTACTTTCGATGCCAAATGGGCAGAGATCCTGGGCTTAGATGTTACCCGAATCATTGTTGTAGATGGCGAAACGGCAGTTATTGGCCGCAGCTGTTTTGAAATGATTTTAGGCGTTCCTAAAGAAGATAAAAGAACACATGAATTGATTGGTAAATCTAAAAATGGTTTACTTGATATGATTATGGCGGGAGAGTTTAATATCAATATGATTGTATTGGATTCCCTCGGCGCACTTATTCCTCCAGGCGAAGATATTTCGGTTGTAGGAAAGATGAATATGGCCTTATTAGCAAGGTTCTTAACTACTACTTTCCGTAAGCTTTCTCTTGATGCGAATAAATCTCAAGTACCATTTATTTTCATCAATCATAAGAAGGCTAATATGGATCCTTATGGAGTAGATCACTCGTTTTCCGGTGGAAATTCTTACGCTCACTTCTTGAGTGCCAACGTTTATTTTGAAGCGGTGGCTCGTGCAGATGCACAAATCTTGGATGAAAAAGAGCAAAAGATCGGACATACGATGCGAGCTACGATTGAAAAATCAAAGTTTGGCCCTTACCCTCGTAAGTGCGAATTCAAAGTAAACTTTGGTATCGGTATTGTGGACAAGCACGAGGAAGTTGCACAGCTTTCTGTAGATTACAACGTGGTTGTCAAAACTTCTAGCGTATCACATGAATATGGTGATAAAAAGTGGGTTGGTTTTCCAAAGTTCTGTGAAGCCATTAAAGATGATCCTGCTTTGCAGGCCGAACTAACTCAAAAGATTGGTGAAGCTCGTGACGCTAAATGGGAAAATGCTCGTAAAGAACAAGAAGCCAAAAGAGCCGGACTTACCGCCTCTGATGATCTTGGTCTTGAAGCAGACGTTAAAAAAAGTAAGAAAGGTAAGTGATTCATGCCAATTGATTTAGGACCAAATAGTCTTACCGGATCTACGGCTCCCACTCTAAAGAAGCCGCCATATCTAATTACATTAGATAATGGAGTATCTGGTAAGACACATCTTTTTCAAAGATTTATTTCTTTAGATAAGCCCGAATCAATTAATGGGTTTATTCAAGTCAAGGGAATTTTCTGTGATAAAGAAGAAGACGAAATAATCAAAACTTTTAGCGACATCTTGACTTCTTCTCCCAAAGAGTTAACTTTAGAGATGATGTTTCCGCTCCACAGAATTCATAGCATTAGAAGTTTAGTATTTAATGCTGTTAAAAGTGTAACTAATGTTACCGCAGGTAAAGCATAAACAAGAAAGAAAATAATATGAGTAAGAGAAATTCAAGACCAAGAAAGGTATATCTTGGCACAATATGGCCAGAATCAACAAATGTAAATGAAATAGTTTTTGATAAAATTATTACAGTTTTAGATAGCCAATCTGGTAGCAACTGGACTGGAACGATGACAAATTTGAAGACTGCTCTTAACAGAGTTTCGAGCAAGAATCAAAGGACTCTTCTACCCGGCTCCCCAGGTGCTCTCAGAGTGGTAATAAATAGGGTAGCTAACAGGCTACGCAACAGGGGCATCGGAGTAAGATTTGGCCGTACCACTGACCACGCACGTACTCGTTTTGTAAAGTTCATACACTAATGTGTGAATTACGATCGATGTTTTGTTAAATAGAAATGTACCTGAAGGGTACGATAGAGAATAACAGTAGGAGATCAATATGACTACATTCGGAGAAATAAACTGGAATGACGATGTGTTTCCAGATGATAACAGAAAGCAAACAAACAGTAAAGACCTGTTCCTTCGTTTAGATGAAGGGGCCAATGAGATTAGACTTCTAACTCAGCCTCACCAGTACTTGGTTCACAAGTATAAGAAAAATGGTGATACTGGTTTCGGGCAGAAGGTTCAGTGTTCCGCAATTCATGGAAGCTGCCCACTCTGCGCACAGGGTGACAAAGCCAAGCCACGTTGGTTGCTTGGCGTGATTAGCCGCAAGACTGGTACTTATAAGATTTTGGATATTTCTTATATGGTATTTACGGCAATCAGGAAGTTGAATAAGAACGTAAAGTTTGGAGATCCAACTAAATATGATATCAACGTTGAAGTTGATAAAAACGGTGGAGCCACTGGTTATTATTCAGTGCAAGCCTATTCTAAGGAACCACTATCTGCTGCTGACCAAGACATTAAAGACAAGATCGATTTTGACGACCTAAAGCGTAGGGTCACTCCCCCAACTCCTGAAAATGTTCAGAAGAGAATGGACAAGATTGATGGCGTAACAACCACAGGTGCATCAAACACTTCCGCATCAGCTCCAGCTTCGACTGACGCTGCTGCCAAGAAAAGCACCAAGGCTGCCGCTCCAGCCGTTAGCATGACTGATGATGAGGAACTAGAGAACTCTTTCCCTTCTTACGAAGGTACTGAGGCTCCACAGTCCTAATCAAACAGTTCAGATATTGATATCAAAGAGGCTCACAATTCACGTTGTGAGCCTCTTCTATTTTCATTGATATATTACAAGTATGGCAAAAACTATACTTGGGTTTGATGTGTCTAGTACAACTATAGGGTGGTGCACATTAAATTGGAACGATACTACTAATGATATTATTCTTATGCAAATGGGTTATTTGAAACCCATTAAGAAGGGCTCTATTATAGAAAGAATAGTAGATACTAGAAATAAGATACAGAAAATTATTGTGGATGCTAAGCCAGATTATATTGCCATTGAAGACATTATTCAATTTATGCAAGGTAAGAGTACGGCCAAGACTATTATAATGTTGACAACTTTTAATCGAATGATTAGCCTTACCTCTTATGACTATCTAGGAAAAGAGCCTACCCTTTATAGTGTAATGACTATTCGTCATGGCCTAAAGGAAGGCAAGGTTTTTCCAAAAAAAGAAGATATGCCGTCCCTTGTCGCAAAACATTTAGGAATTACATTTCCTTACGAGTACAATAAAAAGGGCGGCATTAAAGTCGAAAGTTATGATAAAGCTGACGGTGTAGCTGTCGCCCTCTATCACGCTCGCGTTTTGGCGGGTAAGGTGAAGCCTAAGGGTAAGAAGAAATGAATCTTAATGAAGCCTACACAACTCTAGAATTATCTCCGGGCGCCTCGCCAGAGGAAGCCAAGAAGAAGTACCGAGAACTTACTAAAAAGTTCCATCCAGATGTTAATAAAGAAAAAAGTGCCGAAGATAAATTCAAGAAAATTAATGAAGCGTATCAATGCATTAAAAATGGCAAGGGTAATGATCGTGAAACTATGCCTCAAAGCGGCAACCCTTGGAATGGTCATTTTACTAAACAGCAAGTTGTACAGCTAGAGCATGTTGCGGTTCATACAACTATCTCTTTTAAAGAGTCTGTATTGGGCTGCAAGAAAGAACTTAAATATTCTCGTCAGGGAAAATGTCAAAACTGCTCTGGCACTGGCGAAATACGCCTACATAATGGCTGCAAGAAGTGCGGCGGTAAAGGGCAAGTTATTGTTAATCAGGGACAAATGGTAATGGTTTCGACTTGTCCAGATTGTTTTGGTCGAGCAAAAATTGAACCATGCACAGTTTGTAGTAGCAACGGTACTTTACATACGGACGTGTCTGTACACGTATCTGTACCTGCGGGAATTATTAATGGCGCCGTTTTACGTCTCCAGGGCATGGGTAATTACGCAGGCTCTTTTATGGGCCTAGCTGATCAGCATACAGACGCATTTTGTCATGTTGCCGTTACACCAGAGGACGGCCTGATGATAGAAGGTAATAGTGTGGTAAGTCATTTATCTATTCCATTAATAGATGCTTTGCGAGGATGTACTAGTAAAGTAAAAACTATTCATGGGGATAAAGAAATTAGCATTAAACCACAATCTAGAAATCGTGATGAAGTACTTATTCCTCATTGTGGCGTAAGTGGTGCGGGAGACCAAAAAGTTATTCTAGACGTTCAATATCCCAAGAACACCGATAAACTAATTGGTGTTTTGCTTGATGAGGTAATTTAATATGCCATTAGCTTTATTTTGTAATAATACTTATACTGATAAATTTGGTAAGGAAAAGAAGTGTGGACAGATGGAACCATATATGGATCCTAAAACTGAGATAGTTTATTGTTCACTTTGTAATACTGAGATACCTAATATTACACACTTCACAAAAGTAACATTAAAGAATTTGAAACAATTTAGACAAAAGGTAGCCGTTCCTTTCGGCGTAAAATGTCAAAATTGTGGAAAAGAAGGCCAACCGAAGATTTCGGGAGACGATATAGTTTGTCCAGGATGTGGAAAGCCACATGAACATCTAAGTGAGCCTTTCAAAATGATGTTGAAAGATAAGCTTAAAACAACGAATAAAGACGTGTAACATGCTAGATAAGATAGTAGAATCCTGTCAATTCTTACTAAATAACTACCCAGGCGCACTCTCCAGTAAAGCCTATCTCGACTCTCGTTTGAAAACCATCAGTCAAGAAACTTTTGGGTTTGGATATTTTCCGGGTGTTGGGAACATGTCTGTTTTATCAGACTTAGTAGGTGAAGAGTCTCTTAGAAAAGAAAAACTTCTTTTTACTAGAGATATTGAGGACTCCCTTTTCCCCCGTAAAGTGCAATCTAGTTATTTTGAGGACTATCCTTTAATCATGCCATTTAGAGATACATATGGCAAAGTGGTGGGATTAGTAGGGCGATCTCTTTTAAGCGATGAAGAGCGCAGTAAAACTAAATTATCTAAATATAAGAATACATCAGAGTCTTCAGTATTTAGGAAGGGTAATCTTCTTTTTGGACTTCATGAAAATAAACAACATATATTAGATCGGAAGTTTGTTTATATCGTAGAAGGTCAGTTTGATGTTATTAAGGCTTATGAGATAGGTCTTAGAAATATTGTAGCATTAGGTACAAATAGTATGAATGCATATCAATTTTCTGTCATTAGCAGATACTCGAATAACATATTTTTGTTATTGGATAATGACAAACCGGGACATGAGGGGAGAAAACGGATCATTAGTAAGTTCGGGCAGTTGGCCCATATTCGTAATTTTTACCTACCAGACGACTACAAAGATATAGATGAATACATCACTAAGAGTGGCATTAGTGATTATGCAGACCTGTCTTTTCACGGTTAAACTATGAAAAGTGAAAGATATTATCTACTTCAATAATTGTAAGTTAAATTGTGGTTATAATGATACGCCTGGTGATAGAAGAAGCTGAGAGCAATATAGAAACTAGGTTTAACTTTGAAGGAGGTTTTATGGGCGACAAAAGACAAAATCGTTCGGATCGTTACCAATGGGTATTACTCGAAACAGTTTGTTCGAATGATATGATGGAGGCTTTTTGTAACGAGGATAGTATCTCTGCAAGGCTTAACCCATTTCAATATGATGAGAGTTTAATGGATTTAGAAGATCAGTTAAAGAAAGAGTTTTGGAGAGTTGTAGATACACTATTGACCCCAAGACAACGAGAAGTAATTCGACTTTATGCTGACGGCTATACTCAGATGGAGATAGCTAAGATGCTGAATGTCAACCAAAGTTCAATAACCAAATCATTAAACGGTAACGTTGATTATAAAAACGGCAAGAAGATTTATGGTGGTGCTCGCAAGAAGATTAGAAAGATTATCGAAAATGATGACAAGATCAAGGATATTCTATCTAAGATGGCGGATGCCAGAGAAGAAAAATGGTAATTCGGATGAATAAGCAGGTAATATTCTGAAATCTACCTAGTAGGTTCACCTAATCAATAAAGTACAGAATATTATCAATATTTCTCTATCTATGATAGGGTATATTCTGTTCAATGGGAGACACGATGCCAAAATTTTCAGTTGATTACTCAGGTTTAGTCAGTTCTATTACTAAGAAGGCTTATCGCCTTTCTGATGTAAAAGACCAGCTAGAAACGGTAGCTTTTGACGTAGTTAGATTTAAAGATGCCGATAAAGGTGCTGACCTGTGGCAAGTTCAAAGTGCAGATGATGGCGATTACATCGTAGCCCTGTATGATGATGAAGATGAAGTTGAGAAAACTGCTTCTAATCCTTGGGGAGTCTTTGTAACTAAGAACGGTCACGACTTACAAGTCTCTTATAAAGGAGACCCTCTTGTAAGATTGGCGGCCTCTAAACTTGGTATACCAAGCGCTGAATTGCATAAAGCTGAGCAATATCTGCCAGAAAAATTAGCCACTAACAAGAAACTCGTCAAGGCTTTGTTGAGTGAGCTAAGCGAAACTGCTAGACATGAGGTATCCAAGCGATACCCGGAGCTGGTATAACGGAATAGGTGTTCAATGAGCTTGGATAAAATACATCAATTAGTAGGGTCTCTAGCAAAAGCGGTAGATGACAATCAAAAAATTGCCACCCCGATTCTAGCAGCCAAATTAGCGAGATATGCCGAAGCCTATCCACATGATCAGACTATTGGGATTATGTCCCGAGTTATTGATAAAATGGTTAGCAATAACACAACGTTTATTCGTAAGGCTGAACTTAAATCGCTCTACAATAAATTTTATAATCGTAACTCTAAGTTTGCAGATTTGTTTACCGCTGAAATGGGCGAAGAAGCACCAGAGTCAGAAGTGACAACTTACCAACGTGATGAGTCTGTTAAAACTGATCCTTATCATGTAGGAGATCAAGTTTTGGCTAATGCTTTGGCAAGCGCTTTTGATAATCAATTGCCTCTAAAAATGTACTCTCAACCAGTTGCTGAGAGGGCTGCCAGATCTGTTGGTACCACTCTAGATGCTTGGAGCCTTAAACCTTCCAAGTTAACTGTTGCCGATGGTAATGATAAATTCATTATAATCAAGGCTGATTATGAAACTCCTAAAGGAGTTACCAGCTTCTACGTACCAGTAGAAGTAAAAAAGAATGATGTAGTTGACCCAGAAGTTTTTATGGGCAATACCGGTCCTGAAGATCTTAATCACACTACTATTAAAGCCTATTTAAGACAACAAGCTGGCACTAAAACTAAGGTCGGTGCTACTGATATTTTGACCGCACTTACTGCCGCCGCCAGCGATAAACGTGAAGTAACTGCAGCTGAACTAGCTGTCACTCGTCTTAATGCAACTCGTCAGGGAAAATCTGAATTCTTCCAGAATCAGGTTGTCGGACTCAAAGTAGAAGCCGCCGCTAAAAAAGATGTTGAACTTCCTAAGTCAGACGAGTTTTTCTCTTTCGAAGAAAAATTCACTACTCCACAAGGTTTGGCCTCCTGGAGATTTGGTCCAGAAAAAGTTAGCAGCGCTAAGAACCACGTTTCTCGCGAGCTGCAGTCCATGGGATTTTCTAATCACCAGGTAGTAATTGCCGGTAATGATGATCACACCATTCATTGTGGCGTATCTTTGGAAACTGGTAAACTAGCTTTTATGGTTCCAATTAGAGTAATTGATAACAAACTACAGAAGCCAACCGTTATGTTATGTAATGGTTCTGTTACCAGTTTTGATAAAGCCGGAATTAATAGTCTTGTTTCTACGAATAAAACCGATGTTAAGATGGCTGCCGTTGCCTCTACTATGTCCGCCCTTAAGCCAAGTGAGATTGTTAGCAATCTGCGCCAGGCCCTTTCTGAAGATAATTATGCTAAGGCAGAAGATGCCCTTAATGTATTAGCCAATGCTGGAGATCAAAAAGCCTATGCCATTGCATTTGAACTTTATATGAACGGATTAGCCGGACAAAAAGTGGCCGAAACAAAATGTTCTAAAATGATAAAGAGCGCTAATAGCGAGTATCCAGTTTGTTCACACACGGGTTTGCCAGTTAACAAGGTGTACCAAGATAAGAGTGGATTCTGCCGACCATTATACCGTCAGGGTATGGATGAAACCTATGAAGGAGCATCCTTCATTAATTCAAAGATTTTCGGGTAATCCATGAGAATAGTTAGATTGGCAGATTTATTTGAGTCAAAATATGATCTCAAATCTGAAGCTGCCACCCCCAGAGAAATTTATAGTGATATCAAAAGGGAACTAACAGACGCCTATAATAATTACATTAATCAGAGAACTGCAGTAAAAGCTTACAACATAGTTCCATTATTGGGTAACGCAGGAGAAATTAATTGTAGGCGCATAATATCTTTAATGAAGGATGTTCATGAAAACATTAATGATAAAACACCATCTACCCTTCTGAGAGAAGTAAATAGTGTTTTAGCCGTTATTAGCGAGCTGCAAGAAGACAATCACAAAAAAGTTAGAAATAGCATTCGTCAACATTGGATAGATGTTAATAGAAGAGTTCCTACCGACAATGAAATGGGGATGGCTTTATCCAAGTGGGAACAAGTAGTTAATAAAAAGCTAGCTAGTATTTTAAGTAAAGAAGCTGAAAAGCTAAAGAAAATATCCAGAAGTGATGAAACTATCATGGGCCGCCCCACCGAACCTATGGTTAGAGAGCCAACTAAACAAGAACAATTTATGTTTAGACAGACTCCATTAGCCTCACATCATCATGTAGATGATGGAGATATGTTTTTTAAGATTTGGGATAATCCAGAATTAAAACCCAACCTAATTCGCCTTATCAATAAAAGTAGATATAGACACGCTCCCCTAGAAACAGATCATAAAATTATGAGAGAAGTTTTGTCTATACTAAAAGCACAACGAAGTAAAGTAACTAATGAAAATTTGTTTAATGTTCCCGAAGAAGAGGCTAAACGTCAATTAAGTGTTCTGCCACCAGAAGAAGTTTGGAATCGTCAAATGCAAGAGGCAAAAAGATTAAAACAAGAAGAGCCAGATCCAGAAGATCTTTTAAATAGAGATGATGCCCATAGACGTAGGCTTGAGCAAGAGAGGCTGAAGCAAATCGAGGAAGATCGCGAGAGACTTGTTAAAAGCGAAGGCAGCTCTCGACTTGAAAAAATATTAAAGAGGTACCAATGAGAATTGCTGAACTATTAAATGCTATGGCCTCTTGGCTAGAGAGTCCAAACAACGAAGCCCTATTACTTGCTGAAGCTGATGAAAAATGCATGCGAGTAGTCGCAGAATCTTGTGTGCTTGCCGCTGAGCTACTCAAGAAGGCTGCCGATGAAGTGGATGTTCTTGAGTCTCCATCTGAGTCTATCATCACCTCAGAATCTATTGAAGAGACTGCCGCCCTCGCAAATGCACTTGATGCATCTGGAGATCCGCAACTTAAGAGAATGGCTTCCGTTTTAGACGAGCTATTGCTAACTGTTGCCGCTCCCCCAAACGCTTATGCTGAGCGCAAAGACTTACAAGATCAAAGAGCCGAAGAAATAAAAAAGAAATATGAAGGTCCTCGTAAGGATTTGCACAAGTATAATCATATTGAAAAATCTGAAAAAGCTATTGAAGAAAGTGGATTCACTAAAACTTACAAAATTTTAGAGGCCCCATTAAGCTCTCGTTATTGTCCTGATCACCCAGGTGCCCAAATTGCACGCGTGGGCGAGCACATGTGGCAATGTGATTTAGACAAAAAAACCTATAATTTTGAAACGGGTTTTGAGCTTGCTAACGGATCTAAAGTGCCTGGTGGAGATGTAGCGCAACAGACACAAGGTTTAGATACGCCATTCCATGCTATTTTTGACACGCGTGAAGGTAGATTAGGGTATAACAAATGAGTCAAAAAATACTTAAAAAACTTGCTAGTATATTTTCTAATCAACAAAAAATTCTACAGAAGTTGGCGCTAGGTGACGATAAAGCAGAGTCTGTTTTTTTATCTGAGATGGAAAAAATTAAACAGACACCAGAATGGCAAAACGCCTCTCATGAGAAAAAGTTAGATTTTGAATCTGATTTAAGAGAAGCTGTAAGAGCTTTAGTATCAGAAGATGTGACAATGGGCGATCCTAATGACCTTGGATAAGCACATCGAGAATTTTCACAAAACAATTAGCGAGATACTGTCATCAATGGATTCTGAGGCGGCTTGCCAATTTGTGAAGTCATTCGAGGAAAAATTAGATGAACAAAAATGCACTCAAGAAAATTCTGGATCATCCAGATAAAGATGAAATCATTGCAAAATTAGTATTAGACTATCCTGCTAAGGATATTCATGATTGGCTTGCCGCTAAATATACAAATGTTAGTGAAGCTAAATTTGTAATTGCTGAAAAGTCAATTAAAGTATTCAAAGAAAATTATTTAGATGTCTATTCCATGATCCGTGAAGACATGATGAAGACTAAGCAAGCTCTAGCTACCAGTACAGAAGACCAATTAGAATTGGCTGTAAAGAGCAACCCAACGTACAAGAGTAAAATGTTGGAATTAGCTGGTAAAGAAATAGATGTGCGTCAAATGGTTGCACATATGTGTATTGCTATAGAAACACGTTTAGGTCAAGTTTTTGATGAAATTCAAGAAGACCCCCGTAATATCAATTCTAGGATAGACCGCGTTTTAATTGAATACGGCGAACTCCTCGGCGGTTTATTGGAAAAATATTATAAATTCACAGAAAACCCCGCCGACCTAGTAATCCAGCATAACGTAACTTTGCAGGTAGTGGATCAGCATATTTCGGTATTTCATGATGTAATCCGAGATGTTTTGTCACAATTGGATTTGGAAAGCTCCATGTTATTTATGGAACTTTTCAATGAAAAAATGTCTAAGCTAAAGCCACCAGCTTCAGAACAGGCCATGAATACTGACACGAAGCTAGCTGAAGCAAAACTAATCAACGAAACCATTAACAAAAAGTTGAATAACTAATAATGCCAGCTCCTAAGTCTTCTAAAAAACCCACTGTAGAAATGCCTTCCAAAAAACAATTGGATGAGCTTATTCGTCCATATTCGGATGAAGAATTATCTACTGTTGATTTAGAAGATAAAATCAAAAATTTGATGGATTTTTTTGGTCAAAAAGCTGTTAATCATAAAAAAGAACTTCAAGAAGAATACTTATCTTCTCTGACTGAAAAAAAAGCATATCCTAATTATGACCAGTATCAAAACATGCCAGGCCAACATGATATGAAAAAATGGATGTATGCAGTTAAGGACGTTCAGTATAAACAAAAAGCTGGCTTTCCATATAAAGAGGCTATTAAACATGCCACCTCTGGTTGGCCTAAAATGGAAATCTATGACTTCTTAAACTGGCTCAGATTCCACGAAGAAGGATCTCATATGAAATACAAGTTTGCACAAGTCTGGTATGAAAATGGACAGCCAGGTTATTTTCTACATGTTAAGAAAGATCCTCCCGTAGAACCAGAACCAAAATCTGATGGTGAAACCATTGATAACTCTCGTGAAGAAGATGAGCGTAATGAAGAGAAAAGAAATATTATTGAGAAGCAGCGCTCTAAAATTATTGGACGTTTAGATTCTGCTGAAAAACTTTTGCGCTCTCCAGATGGTCAACAGTTTGCCGGTGTTGAATTAGAAAACTTAATGGAAGCAATCTATAGTCTTAAAAAGAAAGTTCAGCTTGTTAACAAGTTGAGTATTTCTACTCGTTTATATGAAGATATGATTGTTCGTGAAGCTAATGTTCTTAGACGCCATGGTTTTGTTAAAGCTGCCGCTATGTTGTATTCAGTGGCGCAAACCCCAGGACAAGCCGGTCAAGGCGCTACTGGAACTACAGATGCTGGCGCCATGCCTCCCGCTACTCCTCCAGCCGATCCATCTGGCGCTGGAAATCCAGGGGCTCCAGGCGGTTTACCTGCCACAGCTCCGGGTGTACCTGATATCAATACTCCAGTAGGGCAAGACCAAAATAAAAGTCAGCCTCCAGCTGTCGCAATTATGGAGGGAGGAAATGCACCAACTGGTACCGCACAATCTACTCCAGCAATTGTTCCACAAGAGCCGCCTCAACCTAAAGGAATTAAAGAGTTCATTCAAAATATGAACGAGGGAAACAAGACTGATAATACTGAAGCGGATGACGATTTAGAAGTAATTGATGAATTAAATGTAGAAGACCCTGAAGAGATGTTGATGGTAACAGAAGCTCAAACACTTCCTATTGCACCACCTGGTCCCCCTGCAGCTGCTTTAGAAGATGTCCCAATGACAGACTCTCCGGCTCCCGAAAGAAATCCGCCAGCTTTCATTCCTACTGTCGAAGATAAGCCAAAAAAACCAAAAGGTGCAGTCGAAGACGAGCCACTAGAAGTAACAGAAGATGATATCCCAACTCCTGGTGGCGATCAAGCGACCTCAACTCCATCAAATTTTGATGCTCAAGTAGATAACGCATTTAAGAATGCTACTATAGCTGATGTTGTAGCGGAGCTAGAAGACATTTCTAAAGATTATAAAACTAGAAAACAACCAAGAAGACTTAATAAAGTTGACATGATGTTGGATAGTTTGGGCCTCGCCTCTATGTTTCCATCACTTGCTGAAGCTCAAAACAAAGCATTAGAATCTAATAACTATATTTCTTCTCGTGTTGATGATATTTTGTCTAAGTTACGAGGCGCTATGGCTAGTCAAGAAAAAATAGAGGCGCCGTCTCCTGAAAGGCCCGAAGTTACTGGTATTAAAAACAAGCTTCAAGATGATCAAGAAAAAGAACTCAAGCGTAAGCAAATGAGAAAAGAACAAGAAGCTTCTGAACTAGAAGGAGGCGCAGGCAAAGAAACCCCAGAAGTAGAAATGGGAGAGTTGGGTGCTCCAGCCGCCCCAGCACCTCCAGCTCCTCCAGCCGCCCCAGCTAGAGCGCCTGTTCCAAAACCATTGGGCTAACAAAGAAGATGAATGAAACTCCGACAACTGCTTCTAGAAATGAAGAAAGTACAAGAAGAAATAGGCGCCTCGCAGCCCTATATTTGTGGAGGCACGCCTAGAGACAAGTACATGGGCAAATTAGAAAATATAGCTGATTTAGATATTACTACCGGTGATAAAACAGTAGATTATCTTTCGCAAGAATTCTATTTGGAATTTCGCAAGAAATATAATGTCACCAGAAAAACTATGGAAGATGGACACAGCTCTATCTTTGTTGGTACTTTAAAAGTAGATTTTTCTTCTAATTTTATGGTTAACAATATTGATCGCATTCTGCAACAAATGGGCATGGCAAATCCTAATAACATGCAAAGAGAAATGTTCAGTAGAGATTTTACCTGCAACTCTCTATTACTAACTGTAGACCTTAAAAAGATATTAGATCCAACCAAACATGGATTTCAAGATATTAAAGATCGCAAAATTAAAACTTGTCTATCTCCTGAAATTACATTAACATCAAATAGAAATAGAGTTGTTAGGGCCATTTATTTAGCTTGCAAATTAGATTTTGATGTAGACCATGCAATTATTGATTATGTAAGTAAGAATCCTCAAACTGTTAAAATTTCAACAGAAAAATCTATGACAGAAAAGCTAAATGACGCTTTCACTAGAGATGCCGATAGAGCGGCCAGCCTTGTCACTAGGATGAATTTATGGAATTATATTCCGGTTACTGAAAAAGTGTATCCATATTATATGCGACATACTAAGGGGAAAGCAAATGTCATTAAATAAAAAAGGATATTTCCAAGGTGGAGGCGGCGTCAATGAACCAACACCCGGTGAAAAGAAATACAAATCTGACCCGGCCTTGGTTGTTCAGCCTCGTTTCAAAGAACCATTTTATCGCAACTACGATTTGTATACAATTCCGGGCATGGAAGACATCGGCCCCGGCACGGGATACCACGGCCTACAAGGTTATAATTCAGTCTCGGAATTTCTAGAAGCGCGCAGAGAGAGACTGAAGCCTCGCTACGTGGCCGACGATTCATGGCAGCTCGATAGCGGTAAGCGTACCAAGGAAAATCCTGGGATTAAAGCACGAGCAGCTATTTTTGAAAGAATAATCAAGACGGCCAGAATGCCTGGTATGGGTTTGTATCACTCTTTGCAAAGAAAATTTGGCCCCATAAATAGATGCGGCTTTTGTGGAAAATCGAAAATTGATGTTACTTTTGATTGTGAACACTGCGGTAAAGGCGGCCCCGTCGTTAGAAAAAAAGCTGGCCCAAACTACGATTTGGGTAAAGGGCTATACCAAGAGATGAGTGATGGCAAAGTTAATAGTGTAGAAGAATTTAGGGAAGAAGGCAACCATGGCCCTAGCGCCTTAATGAATGTTAAAAAGAAAGACGTTAATCATATTGATTTCCCAATTGATGATGAAATTAATCATGATAGTATGATCTATCCTATAGAAGATGAATATGAAATAAGAAGAGAAAAAGGAGATAGATATCAGTTTCCGTCAGATGGCTCTTCTTTAGACCCGGAAGATTTGAATATTTCAATGACTAGCCCACAAATTGCTGGAGAGCACTCAAATTTACCAGAGCCAGATTTTGCAGGGCGTTCAGATGAAGCTCTTAATTTTGGAAGAGATTATGACGACGAGCCAGGTCCGGGTCGCCAGACTGCCGATGAAGTTCTCCAAAATCTTTTTAATAAGTACTTATCCCCAAATGAGAGTGGACTATTTGGGCTTCCAGATGGCGTAGACCCAGAAGGCCATGACGCAGATCAAACTGAACAGGTTGAGCAGCCATTTACTGGTAAATCCGACATAGGTACGGATATGTATGATGATAAATGGAATATCTAAAACTAACTATTATCATTGCATACAACCGCATATAATCATATAAAGAAAGCACTCCCAGAGGTACCTTAAATGACTTTACAATCCAGAGCACAAGAGCTATTTGTCATAGACCCAATCTCTCCGGCCTCCCAATTGCCGGCCAGCGACGAGAATTTTGTGTCCGCAATACCTCCACACCACGAGTATGAAGGCGAAGAGCAATTGATGAGTACAGGCCCAATTGAAGTAAATGAAGATGTTGACATCGAATTGGTAGTAGATGAGCTTCCCGGTGCCCCGCCAGGCACTAAAGACCCAGAACTTGAGGTCCATGAAGAACCACTTCATGTTGAAGAAAAAGAAGATGCCAATGATGCTAAGAAAAGCAAAGATAGTGGCAAGAATGAAAAATGGGATTGGTCAAAACATGGCCCTCATGGATTTGCAGCTTGGATTAAAGTTAGGTTAGAGGACGTTCCAAAGCACTCTGGTTATGATTCAGCCGGCCTCGAACGCGCCATGGCTTACATGGAAAAACTAGATAGTGAAATTTCCAAGGCTATGAGAATGGATTTGGATGGCGAATTAGATGCCAATCAAATTGAAAAAGTTCGCTCAGAATTAGATGAAGGCCTTTCTAGATTACAATCTCGTCTTGAAAAAGTTAAAGACTCTAAAAAATCTTCTCGTAAAAAGAAGAAGGCAGAATATGTTGTGGATGAAGATGGGTTCGTCAAAGAAGCTCAAAAAATTATGGGCGTACAAGGCGTTTACATTACAGTCCCATTACTTATTGCTAGACTTGCTCGTATTTGTGTAAATGGTACAGTTTCTGCTGGCCATGATATTGAAGATCTATATGGTCGTCAAGTAAAGAAATTTGCTCTTAATGATCGTGAGCAAGCCGAATTAATGCAGCTTTTATTTGATATGGGCTACCCACTACGTCAAGATCGTGGCTTCATGCCAGATGATGACCTCGAAGTATCTGATAGTGATAATATGGATTGGGCAGCTAACTATAGGGCGTAATAATGAGCAAACCATCACGACATCAATCGGTAATCAATCGACAATCTGATGAAGGTTATAGCGAAGATCATTGGTTGAGACAATTTGAAGATAAGCTACAAAAGACTAGTGTTCAACCACGTGGTCAAAATTTGTACGATCAAATTTCTACTATTATGAATAGTAAATCTAAATATCCTTCAGTGCAAGCTGCCGTGGATGATATGATGCACCGTAGTGGTCTCACTGATTATTTACAACATGTTAAAATCTCTTCCGATGAAGAGGTTCCCGCCAAATCTAGAAAAACTGCACAACTAAAAGTAGATAGTAAAACTCCAGAGGTTATTAAGAATAAGCCCAGCATTTTGAATACCCTAGAAAATATTATCAAAGAGTCTAAGGGTAATTTATCAGTACCAACTATTATTAGTCGTTTACGCGCATTACATGCTGCCGATATTTCTAATGAGGGAGCTTGGGAAGATGATAAATTGATTCGTTTGGTTAGCAGACTAAACCTACAAGCTAAGACTAGTAACCCTAGCAGCTATGATAACTTCAATGATCTAGGCAAAGGCGATCATTCTACCGCTGAACGCGATATTGATCCATCTAATACGGATGCATTTAACGCTTTAATGCCCGCTAGAATTTAACTCCTTTGCACTTACCCAGCTTGTTTTTCAAGTTCTGGAGGATATTTGAGTGCAAATATTTTGCTGTATTTACAATTGTAACATAGCAACCGTTGTTTGTCATCTAAAGTTAGAACTATAATACGTTCTTCTTGACATTCTTTACAACAACCACCATGGGTTTTAACCATTTCTGTTTTGTATTTTAACATGTACTTACTTTTATATAGTTTATTTCTGTTACAGTTATGACAAACAATTTGGTGCCCAGTCTTTTGTATAATAGTATTGTAAAGATAATTGATATCGCCATTAATGGTTAATTTGGAGTAATCATCTTCTCCACAAATAATACAAGCATTACCATAAGCCAAGATAACCGCACTTCGTCTCATACGATAGCGGTTATTTTGTTTTTTAGCGTATTCTGAATCATTCTGATGATGCTTCTTGTCATTTAATTTTCGGCATGGTTTGCAGATATAATAACCTTTATTTTGGTCGTAATTGGCCCAATTTTTAATGGTTAATGAAATGCCACATTTAGTGCATGCCTTTTTTCTGCGTTTTTTCGTGGAAACCATTATACTGAATATGCAATCATTTTAGTATGAGCGCAATAAATGATGATAAAGATTTGTTCATCAAATTAAAAAAACAACTTATGATGTATGACCCTGTGGTTTTTTGTCAGGAATATTTAACACTTGAAGGAAAGGATTTCACTCTAAGTGGCAATGGATATAAACCGTTTGGTGATATCTATAGATATATTGGCGTCAAAGCTTTAGAGCCAGATTCAAAGCCAGTTATTATAGTTAAAGGTCGTCAGGTTGGTGCTACCACCATGGCTAGCGCTTTAGAGATGTATTTCATGGGCTCTGGATTATTTGGAGATGGATTTAGGCCACCCATTCGTGTTATTCATGCTTTTCCTCAATTAGAATTAGCTGCAGCCTATTCTAAAACTAAACTCAATCAAATGATTTCTCAGGCCAAAGTTCCTGAAGGCGCTAAAGAAAGTAAGTCAGGCGCCCGCCCTAAGTCTTACATGCAGCAATTACTTGATCAAACGACCGCGACTAATGATTCTCTTCACTTCAAACAATTTCAAGGAGGAAACCATTTGTGGGTTGAGTCTACTGGAGTTGACGCTGACCGTATCATGGGCCGTACTGCTGACGTTATCTTTTTTGACGAAGTTCAGAAGACAACTGGCCAGGCCATCGGAAATGCTCTTAAAATTTTAACTACCGCCAAATATGGCAGACCAACTCAAGGAGTTCAAGTATATTTTGGAACACCAAGACGCAAGGGCTCTGATTTCCATAGAATGTGGCAGAAGTCCTCACAACAGTATTATCATTTAGGATGTGAAAATTGTAAAGAACATTTCCCATTATATACGCCCGGTTCTGATGATTGGCAGAAAATTTGGATTCGTGATAAAATTGTTAAGTGTCCTAAATGTAATTTTGAACAAGATAAGCTGGCGGCTCAAGAACGCGGCAAATGGGTAGCCCTCAAAGATAGTCATGATCAAGACTGTGATATGATTGGATTTCATATTAACCAACTTTACATGCCAATGTTTACCAGAGAAGACATTGATAAAGAGCAGCCAGGTAGACATCCAATTAATACGGAACGCGTTTTTATGAACGAAGTTCTAGGAGAATTTTTTCAGGGTGACTCTAGCCCAATTTCTCCAGATGAAATTCGTGATTTGTGTGCTGATAGAGAAAGAAAATTCAGCCCTCGTATTATGCCACCTAAAGGTTTAATTCAGCAGTTTGCTATACTTGGAATCGACTATGGCGCCCGATCTGATTTAGAACAGCTAGCAGATCCTGATAGAGTTAAGCCAGCAGGCCAGTCTTATAGTACCGCCGTAGTTTTATTAACAAAAGGGCCAGGATTGTTGTCTATTGAATTTGCAACTAAATTCAAACGTAATGATATTGAAAGTAAAAAAGGAATTATCGATCAATTAATGAGACAATATAGTATTCAGTTGGCTGTAGGTGACATTGGATATTCTAATGACTTTTCAGCCATGTTACATAATACTTATGGAGATAGATATCTAGTTTCTCGCGCTCACAATAAGGTTAATGATAAAGTAAAATTTAATGTAGATGCTTTTCCTAAAGAATTAGTTTTTGAAAGAGACTATTATATTTCAGAGATGTTTGAACAAATGAAAAAGGGAATGATTAGATTTCCTTATGGCGATTATGAAAAAGTGGCTTGGTTAGTTGATCATTGTTCAAGTATGGAGCTAAAACCTTCTATTTCTAAATATGGCGATCATACTATTCATTATGTTAAAGGCGGAACTCCAAACGACGGATTTATGGCCTTGCTAAATGCTTATTTGGCTTATAAGTTTCTAATTACTCGTGGATTTACAAATAATAATCCACAAGCACAAACTACCAGAAACATCAACAAACCTATGGTACTTGGTGGATACATGCCGAGGAAGTTTTAAGAAAGCATTATAAATACCGAGCTTTGGACTGATATATCATATTTAGTGTATTAGTGTAGAGGGTATAGTGGAACAGAGGTTAAATGGCTGGCATTAAAAAATCAGGTTTGGGGGATCACCCATCCTTCTCAGCAAAATTCCTAACGGGCAGATCCACTACTCCGCAAGTTAGTGCTATTATGGCAAATGGTATTTCACAAGAAAGAAGGATTATTCTTTCTGATGAAGTTGATCAGGGTTATTTTAGAGATGGCACTGGTCCCAATTATAATAAGCTAGCAATGGAAAATTCCGAGACAGCCAATTCTCGTGTAGTATCTTCCCTTGGAATGAAGAAATTTGGACAGGCAGTTAGCAGCTCAGGCGGTATGTTTCGAGGCATCCATGGAGATTCTGTTAAACAAACTCCTGAAGTTTATTCCCCACTTTGGCTAAATAGTAATCTTAATCTACCTCGTGACCGTGCTACTATTAACGCGTGGTGCCGTAGTTTTTTTGCATTAAATCCATTCGTACATAATGCTGTCAGTTTACATAGCACGTATCCAATTAGTAAGTTATCAATTAAATGTCCAAACAAAGATATCGAAAAATTCTTTGATGATATGATTGAAGAAATTGATTTAATGAATATTTGTGTACAGATTGCTCAAGAGTATTGGCTTTTGGGAGAAGCATTCGTGTATGCAGAGCTAGATGAAGGTAAAGGTAAGTGGAGCCGTTTACACATTCAGAATCCAGATTTTATGATTGTAAAACGTACTGTGGTAGCTAGCGAACCTATCATTATGTTACGTCCTGATGAAAATCTTAAGAAAATAATTTTCTCTAATCGACCAACTGATATTGAGCAGCGTAAACAATTGAATCAGCACATCATTGATTCTGTTAGACGTGGAGAAAATATTCCACTTGATAACTTCCATGTATCTCATTTGGCACGTAGAATTAGCCCTTACGAAATAAGAGGCACTGGTCTTCCAGTCTGTATTTTCCGTCAGTTAATGCTTTTTGATAAATTAAGAGAGTCTAAATACGCTCAGTCTGATAATATGATTAATCCTTTGACTTTGGTTAAGATCGGTTCAGCCGATTACAAGCCAACCTTTGCTGATCTAGAAGCTTGGAGAGGTGTATTCGAAGAAGCTCAATATGATAAGGACTTTAAGATTTTCACTCATGAAGGTGTTGCTGTTGAAAGAGTTGGATGGGGCCAAGGTATCTATGATATCTCTGGTGACATTACTCAGCTCATCAAGGAAATCTTCATTGGTTTATTTGTGCCACCAGTTATGATGGATGGCGGCTCTGACACTACTTATGCTAATGGTGGCGTTGCTCTTGACGTTCTTCGTCAAAGATATATGCAGTTTCGTAATATGATGTCTACTTGGTTGAAGACTAAAATTTTCGCCCCAATTTCTAAGATTCAAGGTTTCTACGATTACTCTGGCGGTGAGAAGCAGCTTATTGTTCCTGAAATTGATTGGAATCATATGAGTTTGTTTGATGCAGGCGACTATATTAATAGTTTAGTTACCCTATCTCAAGGACAAGCTGATCAAAAAAGAGTTTCTATTCACACTTTGTATCGTTCTTTGGGACTTGAATATGAAGATGAAGTACGCAAGATGCGTGAAGAAAATATTCAAAATGCTATTGGTAAGAAAGAAATGGCAGCTTTAGAAGCAATGGATCTTAATTCTCTTCGTGCTTTGGATAAAGAAGACGAAATTCCAGAGCCACAAACAGTTCCAGGACAGCCTGAACAACCATTGCCGGGCGAGTCTCCTGGTGGGGCTCCAGGCGGCCTACCAGACCTTGGATTGCCGGGCGGTCCTCCTCCAGGGCCTCCAGGCGGCGGTCTTGGCGGACCTCCTCCTCCACCACCACCTTCGGGTGGACCTCCAGGGGGCGGGCCACCAAGTGGCGCACCTCTACCTCCACCACCAGCCGGATAATGTTTTAAATCCGCCGAATTAGCTCTACTTGTGAATAATTCCACATAGTTTTAGCTATTACATTCAGGTAGAGGGTTTTCTATGGACAAATTTGCTCAAAGTAAAAGAGAAACGGGCCGAGGGGTAACGAACTGGTTAAGAGAAAAAGTTAATATGCCAGGCTCTTATATAGAAGGTTTTTTTAAACCGGAACTAGATAGAGTCATGAAAGCATTAATAGCTTTAGATGACCGAGTTCGTTCTGAATTAACAGGTAAGCAGATCGGTACTGCTGATACGCCAGCTATTGCTCATTCCGCCAAAGATCTTTTGAGTCAGGCTCGTAAGAACTTTAATCGTCGAGAGTATATTTCTGGAGTCTCTGATCTTGGTATGTTCCACAAGAAAATGGCCACTATTATAGCGGATATTGAGAAGTGGAAAGTAGATGTTAATAAGATTCATCACAAATTTTTATTTGAAGGTGTAAAAGACGACAAGATTCAACAGCTCAGAGATTATATGGAAAAGAGACAAGCTCAAGAGTTGAGAAATCAACTTATTAAAGAAGCTGGTATTATGGACTTTTTCTATAATCTTGTTAACAAACGCGGTCGTTCTTTAGCAGCTTGGGAGAAGAAATACCCTAAGGAAACAAAAGATTTACGTGAAGGTGGCTCTAAACTATTAGATGTTGCTGACAGCTTATTGGCTAACACCATTTTTTACATGAAAGAAATGGCAACTGCACGCGCCACTCGTAGACCAGATGATTATATGGATGCTGCCAATAAAATCAAGGGAGACTTTGATAAATTTGATGCCGGCGATAAAGGATTCAAATCTTATTATGCTAATGCCATTTTACCATTCATGAAGATCAAAGATCAGATTGAGAAGGATATGGCCGAGGCCGAAGCAAAAGCCAAAGCACAACAAGCTGCCAGTACAACTCCTTCAGCACCAGCTCCGGGTTCTGTTAGAACGGAACTTGGTACGCCTCCAACTTCTTCACAGTCAACAACCACTGCGCCTTTGCCAGCTACTCCTGGTATGGGTGGCGGTTATGTGTCAGTTGGTCCAAGCCCTTGGGCAGCACCACCACCAGCCGCATCTACAGAACAATTAGTGTCAGAAGAAGACATAGAGGGACCTTTGGGAGAAGAGCACCCTACAGACAAAACCCCGCCACCAAAGCACGCTCATTTCTTTAGTTCTCTAAAAACTATGAGTAATGAAGATCCTCGTATTTTATCTGGCTATATTTCTAAGTATGCCAAATCTATTCAAGAAAGTGATTTGGAAACGGCTATTAAATTATTTGCCATTGTTAAAAGATTGAGAGGATAAAATGGCGGTCGGGGGTAAAGCTAACCTTGGACCAAATTTTTATTCGAAATTGGTTCAAATATGTGAAGATTTGGGAATGAAGCCAGAAGACCTTCTGGCTGTCATGATCTCAGAGTCTGGCTTGAACCCATCGGCATATGAAGAAAAGTATAAAGGATCTGGATTAATTGGATTTATGCCAGCAACTTTAAGAGGATTAGGTTACCAAGGCACCTGGCGAGATTTTATAAAACTTACTGGAGAAGAGCAATTAGATTGGGTTAAGAAGTTTATTCAAGGTAAACAAGGACTTATGGGTAATCGTAAGTTTACATCTGCTGGACTTTATTATACTGGCAATCTTTGGCCAATAGCCCTAAAATTACCAGGAGTTATTAAGGAAGATCCTAATACACGCATTTTAGAATCTAATCCACAAACAGATTCAAGCGGTAAATATAGTAAAAAGTATTTTGATCTAGGTTTTAAAGTAAGCGCTAATTTTGAGAAGAAAGCATATGAAGCTAATCCACTTTTTGATCGTGATAAAAAGGGATACATCACTTATGGTGATATGATTAAGCAAACAGAGATCAATAGAAAGAGTTCCATATATCAACATGCAGTAGCTGATATGGCTAAAAATACCGGATATCAACCAGGAAAAGCGCCACCCTCTATGGTAGCTCAAAAACAACCACTCGCACCGCTGGAGGAAATTTTGCAAAAATACATGGGAATGGCAGCCGCCGCCTCTCCAGATTTATCACTAAAGAGATTGTATAAAAAAGCTTTAGCCAGTAATGATATACTAATTCAAATCTCAGCACCCGATCATACAAGTGCTATTGAGTTCTCTCGTATTCTATGTGCTGCATTGGATGAAGATTTATTATCCTCTTCTTATCCACATACTGATGGACATTTAGTCGAAATAGAGTGTTCCATTTCTGGTCCACCCAAAGAATGTTTTGAGGCCGTTACGCAAATGACATGGGCCGTTACAGATACTTTTGAAGATGCGACCACCAAAATAGGCGGAATCAAAATCAAAACACATCAAATTATGAATAAAAAGTCATCTTATCAACCAATCAGCCCTAAAACTGCTGACACTAACTACAGGAAGTTCCTGCTAAAATTTATCTAAGGAAATACGATGCCATCGGAAAAACAACTTTTAGACACAATTCAGCAACTTCAAGGTTCTGGTAAAACGTTTGCTGAATTCATTTCAGAAGTTTTCAAAGATAAATTCATTGAAGTATATGTCGGTGATTCTTATGAAGATGTAAGCACTGAACAAATATCAACCACTTACCCCGCTGTATTTTGTGGAAAGGTAGTGGGAGCTTATCGAGAATGTTTGATTATGAATTGCGCTTTTGTCGGCGGCAATCGTCATCTACAACTTGGTAATATGATGTTTGTTAGTGAAAGAGCAATTAGAGCTTTAAATGAAGTAGATGGCAGAGGAACTTTAGAAGATATGATGCTTCGCAGTAAAGAGACTTTAGATGTTAAAGAAGCTTTTGCTCATTTACAGAAACCAGATGAAACAACAAAGAAATGAACAACACTGATGCCCTACTACAACTTGCTAGCACTTATGAAGCTAAGTGCATCCAGGTGCTGGTAAAGATTGCGAAAGTTCGCAAACTTCCAGACGGTAGGTATCGTGTACTCTCTCAAAAGGGCAAAGACCTTGGGACTTACAAGTCTCAAAAGGCTGCCGAAAAAAGACTTCGACAAGTTGAGTTTTTCAAACATTTAGATAAATCCAAGGCCGATGATAGCGGTAAAGTTATTGATTTAACCGGAGCTGATGAATTTAGTTATTCAGCATTAATGCGCAAGCTTCGTCAAGAAGCTACACCAGAACAAGTTAAACAATTTTTGAAACTATTCAAATTGCAATTTGATAAAGCTGTTAAAGGCAAAATGAATAAGCCAGAAAGAATAGCTTTACAAAATTCTATTATTAGATTCCATAAGATACATCCAGTTAAACTTGATAAGAAAATGGTTAAATGTGCGGCCGTTGCCGAATTAGGTAATGCAGATCAAGTTGGACAATATTTATCTGGTATCGTTTCATTTATTCTAAATAGACTTCCTCCAGAGAAGCGCTCGCATGCAACTCAAATTCTTAAACAGAAATTTGCCGTTATGAGTGAGAATGAAATTGCCGGAAAACACATGCCAAACGCTGCTGTTTATGGTCAAGCGATTACATTCGTTAAGCACGTTTTGTTTAATCAAGATGCTAATTATATTAGAAATGTTCTAAATAGCTTATCGAGAAGTCTATGATTAGAAAGTTTCGCCAAGTAATTCCTCAAGTATTATATCGTGGTTCTGCACCTTCTCCTAAAGATGTTATGGAGCTTAAAGATAAATTGGGTATTAAAAAGATTGTTTCTTTGGATAAAGACACTGGCGATAGAATTGATCGTTCTTGTAAAATGTTAGGAGTTGATCATGTTAAAATGTATATTGATCATACTCGTAAAAGTTTATATCATTTTTTATCACAAGATCTTAAAAAACTATTTCTAGATGGTGGCCCGACTTTTATTCATTGTCATGAGGGCAAAGATCGTACTGGTTTAGCTATCGCTTTAGTCAAGTGTAAATTTCTGGGTATGGATCCTGAAAAAGCTATACAAGAAGCCAAGTCATTCGGTTTTGGTATTGGTATTCCCCCACAGATGACTCATCTATATGAGAAACTTATTCGTTCTTGCAAACCCGTTAAAGATACAAATAGTGCTGATATAGTTTCAAATGAAAGAGAGTATAAGGGTGACGGCCGAGATAGTTTTCTCGATGAAGGTCATCAAGGATCTTTTGCTCCGCACCTCGATCAAACTAAGCAAGACCCAATGGATTCATTATACCCCTCTACATTAGACCAATATCCTACACGTCAAAATTATCAAAGCCCACCATTATTTCGGCATGATCCTAGCAACAGTGTTGCCATTCCCAATGTTGGCGAATATGACAATGACGCGGGACAACGTGGTTTTGGCCCGGTAGAACGTATGGATGGATTTTTTTCAGAGGTAGGCCATTAAAATGATCAAGAAGTCTTATTCTGTACAAATGAGTTATGATGTGTCTGATACTGAAAAGCAGCAGGCAGAGAAAGCGCTATTGTATTTTAAGGCCGCTGACAAATATCTAGCACAAGCTGCCGATCATCTTAATATCATGAAGACTCCTTTTAAAGATAATCCAGATATGACAAGCGAAGATATCATGAAAGCTCGCGCCACCATTCGTCAGTTTAGAAATAAAGCCATTGATAATTTTGATAAGTTTAAAAGAGTATCTTTTGATTGCGTCAATCTTATGCAAACATTTTCTACTGACACTCAAACTCTTAAATTAATAAAATCATTTATTACCTCTATTGATGAGTTAGAAGTGAAAGTTAATGGATTTGCCGATCTATTTGGCGATTTGCAATCTAAAGAATTCACTAAAAATGTAGTTGCCGCCATTGAAGATATTCAAAAGCAGTGCGATGATATTGATGAAATTATTGATGAAAGAATAGTTTCTCATATTCAAACTAATATCTTGGCAACTAGTTGGGTAGATTCTATTAGTAATGACTTGCAAATGAAAATAGAGAAGAAGACTCCGCTTATTGTGGATCTTTTTAATAAAAGGCAAGAGCAGTTAAATGATGCAGTAGAGGAGAAATCCACAACAGGAAACTGAAATTAAATGGTAATATCGTCATATAATATATGAACTTTCTGTCTTAGACTGAAATTTGTAGCAATATTACATTATAATTGTGTGGTCTCCCATTTGGAGAGTTTATGTTTATTAAACACGGTGATGGAAAAATATTAAACGTTGTTGATGGTGAAGAGCTAACTGAAGATCAGAAAAAAGCCGTCAAGAAAGTTTCTAAAGAGTTCGTCAAACAATCTGACGAATCAACTGATTCTTCTAAGAAGAAGTCGGAGAGCTAATACGCATGCCCATTATTAAATTAGGTGAAGCACATGAAATTAAACTTGAGAACATGGAATCATGTCTTCCCGAGGTTAGTGCTGAGGTCTTAGATAACTTTAGGAAATTTGCGAATAATCTGAAAAAGGTTGCCCCTAAAGCAGAAGACTTCCTATATTTTTCCGCCGTAATGATGCATGCTGCTGAAGCTGCCGCTTTGAATGAAGACGGCACTCCCAAACTAACAATTAAAGGCGAAGCAGTTGAAGTAGGCTGGGATACATCGGGTAATACATGGAAGTGGACTTCTAATGACCCAAGTATAAAACCATATAAAAATTCTAATGGTGACATTTTTCCAGAAGCCGAATTAACCAAAGCTTACAAAAAATGGAAACATAAGCCTCTATGCGTAGATCATAAATCGAGTTCGGTTGATCATGTAAGAGGCTTTATTGTTGATACCTATTATGATCGTAGTCTCAAGCGAGTAATTGCTTTATGCGCCTTAGATAAGGCCGGATTTCCACAATTAGCTAGACAAATTTCTACTGGCGTTTCTAACTGCGTATCTATGGGTACTGCTGTTGGAAGAGCCATTTGCTATGATTGCGGTAGAGTCGCTCGTGCAGAGCCAGACTTCTGTAATCATATGAAAAACAAGACGTGCTACGGTGAAATCAACGTAGATCTCAATCCAATTGAGCTATCTATTGTTGTGAATGGTGCTGATCCTAGAGCCAATATCAAACACATCATTGCCGCAGCCAACACTATGAACACTTATCTCGAAAATAGAGCTAAGGAGTTAGAAAAAGTAGCATCTACATATTCTGCTACTATTATCAGAAGTAATGAATCTAATGGTTCAGAAGTTTCTGATATGAATACTATCTCGGTTCGTGGCGAATCTTTAGAGTCTTTTAAACAAGACTTCGAAAGAGGACTTGAGGAATTAGAGTCTCTTAATTCAAAAATTTCTGAAAAAGATACTAATTCTTCTGCATCTAATCAGTCGTCGGGTTCGATCGCTATGGATGAAGGTGCCCCGACGGATTCTGGATTGGCTCTCCAAACTCCGCCAATAAGATTGGCATCTGCTGATGTAGAAGCAGAATCACTAGCCGAACTTCAACAAGTTACAGCCGCTATTGAGGCCACGCTAAATCAAATGAAGACGAGCTTGGATAAGTTAGCTAAAACTTCTACTATGAAAAAACAAGAGGAAAACATGTCTGGATCAAAAGAAATCAATAAGCAAGCTTATTTCCAGGGCGGCGGTGGCGTTAATGAGCCAACTCCAGGTCAAGTCAAATATCCAAAAGACGGGTTAAATGAGCAACTTCGTGAACACGAAGATAAGCACATGACCGGTCAACCACCTTTCCCTGAGGTTGGTCCTGTGGATGGAATGCACCCTTCACCAGCTTCGGCTGATCCTTCTGGCGAATTAGAGCGTAAGAAAATGCTCGCTCGCGCTGAAGCAGAAGATAGGGCATTAAAACGTAATGCAATTGTTAACCTGGCAAAAGACGCTCTCCGAAACAGAGAAGCTTATTTTCAAGGTGCTGGTGGTGTAAACGAGCCAACTCCAGGTAAAGTTAAGTATCCAAAGGATAAACTTAACGAAGAACTTCGTGATTATGAAGATAAGCACATGGTTGGTCAACCGCCTTTCCCAGGTGTTGGTCCAGTTGATGGAATGCATCCTTCTCCAAGTTCTGCTGATACAAAAGATGAACTAAAGCGTAAGCAAATGTTAGCTAGAGCAGCCCTCCGTGCAAGATTTGTTAAGGCCGCTAATCGTAATGGTACTCAGAATAAAGCTAAGAGTGCTTGGGAAGTTTTCCTTGGTGATAGACTATTGTTAACAGCCTCTGTTGAAGATTTGTCTGGCGGAAATACTGACGTACTATATGATTCAATTGCTACTAAGGCTTTCGGCGCCAGCTTGATCGAAAAGGTCAAAGTTAATGGTGCGGATGCAGTTAGTAGACTAATTAAGAGAGCCGCTGAACCAGGCGCTCCTCCAGCCCCTCCAGGCGATCCAGCCGCAGCACCACCAGGTGGTGAGATGGGTGCCGCACCAGAAGCTGGTCCTCCAGCCGAAGATGAAGGTAAATCTGGCGATCCTAAGCAACATGCTCTACAATTATCTGAAAAGGTAATGAATCTCAGCTCCGATCTTCACGAAGCAGTTCGTGCTTTGGCCGGCGAACAAGCTGAAATGGGTGGCGCAGAAGCCGCTCCAGCAGGTGGTGTTGGTGGTCCAGCAGGTGGCCCAATGGCCGCTGATGATCAAGATGCTCGCAAGAAGAAGATGGATTCTTCCAAAGAAGCTTCTGATAGTTTTAGCACTTCCACTCTCAATACTTTGAGAAGAGAATTAAATGGCGCATTAACTCATGCAATGAAAGAAGCTGTTGCTGACCTTAATGAACACCAGCAAGAACTAGACATGATTGTTGGTATGTACGACAAGGGAGCTGTCAACGACACTAATCAAGATTTTGTTGGCACTATTGTAGAAGACGCATTAAATGAAGCTAAGACCTCAGTGGCCGATGGTTTCAAGTTGATGACCGCCTTTGTTAAGTATGCTCGTGGTACCAAAGCCATTGTCAAACGTGCTGAGATTGAATCAGAACTTGAAGCACTAGCCGAAGGAGATACGATGAGCGATAAGAACGATAGTCACTCCGCAGACGGCGGTGACTTAATGGGACTAATTAACGACACCAATGCCGATTTGGATGCGGTTCATGATATGATGAACCATGAAGGAATGGACGATTTAGGTGACCTAGGTATTGATGGTCTTCTTGAAGAAGGCCATGAAGACCACGAAGATCACGAAGATCCTCTTCTAGAAGGTTTGGCAGATGATAATGATGTCGAAATTAAACCAGAAGAATTGAAGATGCTAACTCAAGCTTCGTTTGATAACAGAGCTGGCCGCGCATCACTCAGAGCCAAATTAGCAGCCGATGCTCTTGGTAAAGAAGAAGACGGAGAACTACAGGATATGTCCAAGCAAAAGTTTAGCGATATGCTAGATGCTTCTCAGAAGCACACTGATGGACAAACTGATTTGGATGTCAAGCCATCCGATAGTCTTGGATTGGTTGAGACCATTCAAGAAACAAACAAGGCCATGATGGATGTCGCCAAAGCTCCACCAAAGGTTCGCAAAGAAGCAGAAGCTATTCAGAGACTCGTTTCTGAAGGTAAATTGGATCCAAGAGATGTTGACGCTCTAGTGGCAGAAGGTCTTGACAAGGATGCAGTTGCTTACTGGAAGAAGTACTTCGGTGAGGTTGATGGTGGTGGTGAATTTGCTAGTGAATTAGTAAAGGAACACGTCAAGTCGGCCATGGAAGAGGAACTTAATAAATTCCGCGTCAAGTTAGCTCGTGCTTATGAACTAACCTATGACATGGTTGATCGTGGTCTCTGTCGTCATGATAGGGCAACTATCTCTGATCAAGTTGATCAAGTTATGAAGTTTAATGATGATGCCTTTGAGTCTCTCAAGAAAGTAGTTGCACGTCATGAACCAGGCGCCCTTCGCAAAGAAGCGGGCCGTATTCCACAAGTTGGACTCAGAGGTGATGGTGAATTCTCTCCAGTAACCGCCGCAGTCGAAGAAGATTCATATGCCCAATTGTCTTCTATGTTCGGAACTAAAAAGGGTGTGTTCTAAAGCTTAACCTAGAACGAGGATACAAATGAAAAACCAAAGCGTATCAGATTTTGTAGCTGCAACTATGGATGCAGTTCTAAACAGCAAAGAGCACAAGTCTTTGTTTGCAACACAATATAAGAAGGCGGGCGAATCTATGTGTGCTAAACACAGTAAGATGGATAGCTGCGCTGCCGATGACGAGAATGATGCTCGCAAAAAGAGGGATACCGATGAGGATTCTTCTAGTGCTTGGGACGATAATGATGCTCGCAAAAAGAGAGATACCGATGAGGACTCTAGCGATGCTGATGATAATGATGCTCGCAAAAAGAGAGATACTGATGAAGACTCTAGCGATGCAGACGACGATGATGACAACGATGCTGAGGATCCTAAGAAGCCAGTCAAATTTGATCCTAACTTTGGTGGCCGTGATGTTGGCGGGCCTTCCGTCAGTAAAGCTGATGATATGGAAGCCTCTGCCGCATTCGATGTAGCTATTGATAGCTTATTGACCGCATCTGCCGCTTTAGACTCAGTTGGTCTAGGTCGTGGTTCTGCTCTTACTTTGAAGATCGCTTCTTTGGTTGTTGAAGCCAAGAAGAAGGACTCAAAAGATAAGAAGGATGAGAAAAAGAAGAAGGACGATAAGAAAAAGAAGGACAAAGATACTCAGTCTGCTAAAGACAAGAAATCTAATCCTTTTGCCAAGAAGAAGGATGATAAGAAAGATGATAAAAAGAAACCATCATCTTCGAAACCATCATCTTCTAAGCCATCTAGCTCTTCATCTTCCTCTCCAAAGAAAAAGTAACACTTAGTAGGTGAACATGTTTAAAAAAGCTAATTTTGAGGATGAGATCTATCGTTCGATGGAAACAACTCTGGTTAAAACCCAGACTGAAAATAAACACGGATTCAATAAATTAGCCAAAGCTACTGACCTATTAAATACTGCCGCCAATATTTTTGATCAGGCCGGCATGTATAATCAATCTAAAGAAGTTACAAAAGTCTTGCAATCATTGGCTGTTGATCAGTTAATGAGCGAGGCTTTTTCTTTGGCTGATTTGACAGATAAAATTGATGTTTTAGGCATTTCTGAAAATGATTTGCATAATATGTTAGATATGTCACCAATCTCCCAACTGATTCATTTGGCCAAAAAACTTGGTAGTGTTCTCAAAGGAGATAGTACTTTATCAGAAGAGGCGCACAAATTAGCAGAAGAGCATGATATTACTGATCCTGATGTTAAGGATAAACTAGTTAGTCATATTCTAACGGCTCTTAAAGTAGCTAAGTTTTTCGTATAAGGGTATCATGCTAAAATCACTTTTTGAAAATGAACTAATTTCTGGTATGCAACAAGAGTTGCGCAAACAAGCTTCAGATGAAACGCCAAATCTTTCTAAGGCGGCCGAATGTTTACATACAGCTTTAGAAATTTTTGAAGAACAAGGCATGACGGCTAGAGCCGATCAAGTTTTGCAGCTATTGGAAAATATCAATCGAGATCCCGCGCCTACAGTAAAAAAAGCTGCTAAAATACATTCTTTACAACAATTAATGGAGGCGGGCGTTACTCAACGCGACCTTCGTGAATTTGCTAAAGATAATCCAATGGCAGTTGCCAAACTTAATTTGACTTTGCGTCGATTGGGACTCTCAGATCATGAAGTTGCTAAATTTCTTGGCCCTAATCGCGTTATGTCGGAAGAGAAGGCCCACAAAACTTTAAATCCTAACAGCCCCAGCTCTTTCTTAGAATTTGAAAGCCTAGCTCCTGTGACGGAACCAAGTGATAAAGGCGGAGAACTTTTAGAGTTCAAGAGCAGCCTTGCTGCTTCTAAAAAAAAAGTATTAAGTGACCGTCACACTAAGGGATTAACTCCTGACAAGGCAGTTTCTAATTATAAAAAGCATGGCACGCCATTTAATATGGCTGATGATAATTGCGCCATTGATTTGCCCCCGCCATCCGATCATCTAAATGTAGATGATTGGGATGTTGATTTTGCGGACATATTAAATTCACCAACTTTTGATATTGATGCATCCGATGATGAATTGATGTTAATGGAAGTTAAAGAAGACTCTCTGGAAGTTTTGGAAGCAGATGTTCCAATGGAAGACTTCGAAGATGAAAGAGATTAAATTCAAACGGTTATATAGGTACTAGAGAGCCATATAGGTGATTAAAGGATATTCATGCTCAGATTAGTACAAACCGGTAATACTTTACCCGTCAGTTTTATTTGCGATCCATCGGCCGAATTTCAGCCGGGCCAGATGGCAGAATTAACCGTTATTGGTAACCAAGTAATGGCTACGGTCAGTAATGGTACCGCACCTATTGGCGTTATTGATGATATTAAAACTAAAGCTTTTACTAACGTTTCTTGGAATGAAACAGTAATTGTTCCAGCAGTCGCGGCTGCCGGTCCTGGTGGTATTTTTGTTACCCCAGTTGATATTAAAGCAGAATTAAGAAAACCAAACATTATAGCATCTAGCTTCAATTCTACTGTTAATGTAGTTTTGAATCCAGTAAATGGTATTATTACTTTTGTAGCAGGAACTCCGCTTAATATAGATTTATCGGGAACAGGCCAGCCAAATGGCATTAAAGCTATTGTAAATTATACTTATCAAGTAGCTAATATTCCAGGTGATGATAGCACTTCTGGTTCTGGTAGAATGACAGTTTGGTATGAAAGAATGTTTTTTCAAACTGATCAATATGAGACCAACCAACAATATCCTGTTAGGGCTAATTTATATGTTAGTGAGACGGGCTTTTTGACTACTCGTAGGCCCAGTCCGATTCATCCAGCTGTTGGTATGGTTACTGCTCCACCGACTCCAATGAATCCCATGATAGAGGTACTTTTTTTCTAAAAATTCCGTTTTGCTTGATATATCTTTCGCCTGAAGAAAGGGCGGTAATTAGTAAGAAACAGTCTGAATCCTTCACTAAATATATTAAAGAAAATGGACATATAGCATTAGGAACTAAACGAAGCCCAGAAATTTTGCAAAAGATGAGTCAGTTACGTTTGGTAAATCCAGTTGATTATACTCTTGAAAAACGACAACATATGTCAGAGGCCCACATTGGCATTAAAGATTCTGAGGAGACTAAGCAAAACAAATCGATAAGCGCCAAAGAAGCCTGGGAGAAACGAATTGATTATTCTCGTAAATGTTCGGCTCCTGGATGCGAAGTATCTGGCAAAGCGAAATACAAAATCATTAACGGGAGCCGATACTGTAATAAGCACGGTCTGCGACTATTACGCTATAATAGATTAGATTCTTTAAGCGACTAATATCGCAGTATATTATAGACAATCTAATCTATCGAGGCTAATATGACTTTTAAACATGTGAAATTTGAGGATTCTCCAACCATGCGAGCCTTAGAAAAGGTCGCTAAAGAAAAGGGTTTGGTTAAGCCAGAGTCTCTTCAAAAAAGAGCCTCCATTCCTAAGAAGGCTGATTACACGCCATCTTCTGATTTCATGGAGAACATTTTTAAACTATGTGCCGGTCTTAGAACTCAAGGATTAGAGAGCGAAGCTTCTGAGTTAGAAGTAAACTATCTTAACTACAAGCGCGCCCAAACTCTTTATGAAACTTCCAAAGAGACGGGTGAAGACTTAGTTCAATCCGCGCATCCAAAGGGCAGTCATAAACTTGAGGGAGTAGATAGTGATGAAGCTACTGTTGAAGATATTCTTGAACAACACATGAAGATGATTCAGGTGATTGAAAAGAAACCTCATGGTAAACTTTCGACAGCTCGTGCAATCAATGAAGTCAAAAAAGTTTTGGGTCAAGGCGCTGCACCACAAGAATCTGAATCGGAACTTAATAAAAAAATTGATGCCACTTTAGCATCAATGCCAAGACAATTTGGTGGAATTGTATTTAATGTCAATACATATGGAGACAGTGAGTGGGCCACAATCGATAAGGATAATTCTAAGACTAAGGCAGCTGAAGTTACCAATAGTTTAAGTCAAAGACCATTTAACAGAGCAAATTACAATGCTCTCAGCAAAGCGTTTTCCGATTTTACTTCTTGGGCATCAGACACGGGCTCTTTTGAAGATAGCATATGGCATAGCGGGGTCCATAATGAACAAAGCAAAAAACTTTGGGCAGAGCATGTGGCACCATCTGTTGGTCAATTTAAAGCCTTAATGACTCAGCTAAATGATTTGCTCGTTAAAAGAGATAATGTTAGAGTCTCAACAGAACAAGGCAATTATGATTCTCCAGATCAGCCAGCAAAAGTAATAACTCTTCCGACACAAACTATAGTATCAGATCCATTAATTGTGAAACTAGAAGGACTAGTCAGTAGACTTAAATCATTTTTAGGAGTTCTTTCTATTGCACGTGATCCGGAAGCCAAGAAATGGATCGAAGATGAGATTAAAGAAATAAGTGCTATGGAAGATCGTATTGATGATGTCGCTGAAAATCAGCCGGCCCAAAGAAAATCAATGGACGCTCGTTATCAACAAGATGCTTCAACTTTTGAAAATGAAGTCAACCAATTCCAAAAAGATTGGGTTGATGCTCAATAAGGAATAATTAGATGACCAATAAAAATCTGAAAGATCTAGTTGAGCAAATTTATAAGATAGCTAACCCGCCCCCTCCAAAGAAGCCGGGTTATGTATCTACTGGATTGCCGAAACCTAAACCAGCTGGTACGCCTACGACTAATCCAGCTGGTGCGCCTGCGACTAGTCCGGGCGGAGGTGCACGTACACTACCAGGCCACGGCGGTACTGCTCCTGGAGGTCGTACATTACCAGGACATGGTGGAAGATCGGGCCAGCCAGGCGCGAGACCTGGGGGCGGCGGTGCAGTTAGTAATATAGATATTATGACGCTGCAACATGCTCTTCAAGATTTAGCACAAGCAGTTACTGCACAAATTAATTTGCAAGATGCCAATAGCGGAGATCCAAATAAAGAAAAAGATGCTAAGGCACGTGATGCTTTTGGTGTATTTTTGACCAAAAACTACATGCGTAATTCTAAAGTACCAGGAGTTGAGTTTGACCCCAATCCCGATGTTACTAAGTTAGAAGAAAAAAGACCAGACGATCCAACCCGTTTAAGTGTAGTTATGGATACTATGAATCGTGTAGGTAATCCTAAGAAGGGTGAAAAGTGGGTTGATGGTAACTGGGGTCCTCGCACCAATGCCGCTATTCGTAATTCATTTGCATTTGCTTCTGGGTTATTTGATTTTGTTGATGACATTAATCGTTTTGATCCTCAAAAATTAAAGATTCAATCATATAGCAAAGATCGTCTAAAAGAGTTAGAAGCATTTGCTCAAGTAGATCCTAATGCATTGAAGCCGGCCGATAAAGCGCGAGTATCTCCTACAGTAACTCAACATGTTAAATCTATTAAGGCCATGTATGACGAAGTAAAGAAAAATATCTTACAACATCCAGCTTACTCACGATTTATAGAAGGACAAGACTCATTTAAAAATTATGATGCAAAAATTACTCAACAACAAATAGCTGCACTTAAAGATTCTTTCAAAGAAGGATTTAATGTCAAATTGAATCAAGATGGTAGTAGCTCAGCTAGAATACTAGTAGACGATCTTGTTAGTTTAGATGCTTTAAATAAATGGATGTCTCAAGTTTCAAAAGATAAGCTTGATCCAAATAATATAATACAGCAAATTTGGGCACAACAAAAACAATTACTAGGCTCGGACCCGGGGTATTAAAACATGACCTTTATTTATGAAGATGAAAAGCTTATTGAGCGTCTCTTACAAGCAGGCGAAGAATTTGAAAAGAAATTTTCGAAGAAAGGCCAAGCTGCGCCCGTCCCAGCTACACCTCCAACCGCACCACAACAACCTGGTAAACTACCGGCCACATTGCAAGATTTTGATGCTGACGAAGCAAACGAACAAAAAAAAATTAATCTTAGAGCACTTCTTTTTAATCTAAGAGATCAGTTGCCCAATGCTCCAGGCAGTGGTTCTGGAAAGAGTGGATATAGCGCTAACACTTCTTTAAATAGTCATAATATGGATAGTATGGGCGATTTTGTAGAGTGGCTTGATGTCACTCATAGAGTAGACATAGCTACTAAAGTAAACGCTGATCGCTCTAATCGTCCTAAACCAGATAATGCTTGGTGGTTCTGTAAAATTGAGCCTGGTACTGAAATTGTAACACCGCTTGCTGTACCAGATCGATCACCAGTGGCCTATTGGATTAATCCCACTACACTAAAACAATATTTAGTTTCTTTACAGAGCGATAAAGATCTAAAAACTAATGTTGTATTTCAGGTTCAATTGCTCAAATTAATTCAAGATGCTAACAGTCAATTACGACTAGGCGTCAGCGAAGAATATAAAGAGCCAGAAGTTGTTCTGCCAGATGATATAGAATTAGATAAAGTCGCAAAAGAATTAGATCCAAAGCAGTGGGGACAGGCCGGAACTATTCCGCTTCTAGTTAGGGATGTAAAATCGGTTGCAGCTTTTGAAGCTTGGACAAAGGCAAACGGTATTGGATTTAAGGGCAAAGATGGCAAGGTAGTTTCTTCAGATGACCTGCAGAATTTTGATTTGTGTGGCGTTGTTAATATTCTAAATCAAAGAGCACAGGGTCTAGCCCAGCGTCAGCGTGCGAATTCCAAAGCTTACATTTCTTATATGGCAAAGATTATTACTGAAACAAAATGTAGTACTACGCAGCCAGGTCAGCAGCCTGGTCAACAACCAGGACAATCCGGTAAAATTAGTCCGCAAGCTATTCAACAATTGGCGACTTTGAAGCCATTCAATAGACAGTATATTGATTTTGGACAGATTACTACGTTCTTAGATAAATATAATGAACTTGCTAATAAGCCAGCCATTGATAATTTAGTCAATCAGGTTAAAGCCTCTATTGAGGCAGCTAATCAGAATTCAAATTCTCCAGGCGCCCCAATACAAATGAGTAACATAACTCCTGGACAAATGAAATTACAGTCTAAATTACCATTAGTACTTATGAATGCTTTATATACTATCATATCGGTAAGTGGTAGAGTGTATCAAGAATTTTATAATGATTGTAGAAATGTTTTGGAAGACCGCGCCCCTAATCTAGTTGCTTCTGTAGCGGAACAGATTACTGCAGGTGGTCCACAACAATCAAACATTGGAAATATCTTACGTGTTAGAGAAGGTTTAATGAGCGAAGCTAGGAGCGGTCAGTGATTAGTAATAGTGAAGTCAGTTTTTGTGTTGACACACTTCTTGTAGAAACAATTTTGGCAGAGCCAAAATTATACAAGACGGCTGGCTTCGTGTCTGATTTGCTTGAGAAAGTTAAAGAGTATTTCAGTGCTCAAATGACTCCTGGTGAACCAGTCTCTAGTGTTTTAAGAATAATAGCACCCGGTGCTTTGTGGTTATTTTTATCAAGTATCGGGCTTGGTAAATGGGGATTTCTACTTGGCCTTTTGATGGATGTATTTCATATAGATGCCCCTGGTCTATTAAAATCTTTGTTTGAAAAAGTCAAAGGTATGATTAGCGGCGGCCAGAAAGTTTCTTCAGAGCAAATTGATTCTGCTGCAGAATCTGCTGCACAAGAATTTGCTACACCAGGAACACAACAAGAAGCTCAACAAGGATATGAAGCTTTACAACAGAAGAAGCAACAACAGCCGCAACAAGAAGAGGGCGCTAAAGCAAATGATCACGTAACATATAGTTCATTGGAACTAATGCATGATGCTAAAATGATTAGACTGGCCCTTATCAATTATGAAAACCAAAAAATGAGGTTAACTAAGGAAGCTGATATTTCAGATTTTTTTAAGGGATATGGGAGAAGCAAATCTAGGGGAACTACTTTGCTATCTAAAATTTTTGGTTGGGTAATTAAGATTGCTTTATATTCTGCCGGACTAATGGTAATAGGAGATGTAATTAATGCGGTTCTTGGTCGTCCAAGTGCATTAACACATACTTATCAAGCCGGCAAAGAATCACCTTCAGAAGCTCCGACAGCTCCCCCTCCAACCACGGTATCTACACAAACTAAATTTCCGAAAAAGGGAGATGCCCCATTGCCAGCATCTTGGCCGCTGATTAATAATCCTTCTAATATTGAAAATATGCTTATACAATTTACTAAAGATGTATATTCGGGATTAGATGGTAAAGAAGATATTATTCGCAATACACCATCTTTTGATGCAGTTAAAGACAATATCAACTGGTTTAATGTTCATAATCCTGGTAGTGCAGTCATTTTCCTTCCAAAAACCTTCACTTCCAAAAAACAATTGGTAGATTACTATATTGATGATGTTGCCGAGAGTGTCAAATGAATTCGGGCATATCAATGCATATCGTTAACAATTTCCTTTTAGGTGAGAAATCAATATGAGACGCTCTGAAATTTTTGAAAGCTTTGTTAAAATTGCCCAAGAGAAAGGATTACTTTCCGAAGCTGAGCACGCTGAGCACACGGAAAAGAGTTTTTCGGAAACAAATCCGAGACACGATTCCTTGACTATTGAGCAAATCAGTAAGCTATATAATACTAAGTCTGAACGCCCAAAGGATATGGATTACGAGCGCAATATTATCGAAGATGCTCATCCAGATTCAGTTGTCGTTTCTCCATCTTATGATAAATTAAATGGTCTCGTAGAAAATGAAAACGAAGGCCAAAATATTAGAATTCGTATGGTAATGAAGCAACCTGATGGCCATCTAGTTCAACGCAAGTACGCTGAGAAGAATCTTATTCTATCTTTAGTTCGAGTTGCCAATGAATTAGATAATCGTGATAACGATGAGCTTCGCAAGTTAGCAGACGTTTGCTTATTGCAGGTTTCTAAAAAAAAAATTGAAAAAACTGCTTTCCCGTGGGTGATTGCTGCAATTGTTGCCGCTGTAGGTGTTCTTTGGCTTCAGCAACATTTACCAAAACATGCTGAAGGGTGGGCTTTAGATTATCAAAATGCTCAAAAAGAAGTCAATGATTTGTTAACCGCAAATACTAATTTTGGTGTTGGATATGAATATTCTCCAGAGTTTTTACAAACAGTTGCACAATTATCAAGCATTCTTGCCGAACTAGATGGTGTAGTTAAAAAAGTAATACCTATTTTAGATGAAGTTCAAAAGCCAAGAACTGGCCCAGCCCTTTCACAAGAGTTAGCTAAAATTTCACAACAACCCGCAACACAAAGTGCCAGCGCAGCTGTTAGCGAATTAAGATCAGTAATGGTAAAAAATCTACCCTTCATTAGAAAAGTCCTATCTGATTTTAGTAGCTCTACTTATAAGCAAAGAGTTATTGTTCAAAAAGGAGCTTTAACGTCTGTAGTTGATAAGGTGGAATTTTTACATGGTGGATGGGGTTTGATATCTGATGATTTTGATGATGTTGCTCAGGCTATTCAAGCTTTAAGAAAAGATTTAATCAATATTATAAAAGATTTAAAAGGTGCCCAAAACATTCAACAACAGTTGCAGGCAGATTTACAGGCAGGGCAAACCGAAACTGATTTGATGTTTGAAGATAAACCAGCCGCAACTCCTGCATCACCTCCTGCATCACCAACTCCTGCATCATCAGCCGCTCCTGCTCCCCAATCAGAAAAAGGCACTTGGCAATCTTTAGAAGATAGTGCTAAAAGCATATTAGGCGGTGGTTTAAGTGGTCTTTTTGGAAACTGATCTAGGCATAGCCCTGTATCTTAGTGAATAAAGTGATTAATTTTTGTTGAAAACATATCAATAAAGAAGTATGCTTTACAGATTTTGTAAGTTTAGGTGTAAGTTATCATGCCTGTAAAAGGCATTTCAAGATTAAATAGGAAAAAACAATGTCTCTCAAACTATTACAACCAGGCACTCAGCCTCTAGGTCAATTTGATTGTGCTGACGCAGAACTAACTTCCTTTAAAGGCGGAGAAGTTTGCACCTTTAAATACGTTACTACTTCTGGTCAACCAGGCGTCACTCAGGCTGGTACTGATCAAGCCGCATATGATGTATTCGATGGATACATTAACGCATCTGGTACGTTCAAGCGCCCAGCTGTTACCAAGACTTTTGCTGCAACCAGCATGACCGCTCGTCCATTGATGCTATCAGATGATGGTATTACTGGATACGGCACACTCTTCGGCTCTGTCGTTGGTGGCGCTGTTGGTCAATCTGTCACTAGTGCAGGCCTTGGCCCACACACTGCAGTCGGTTCCGGCAAGATGACTTGCTGGGACAAGCCAGGTCTCTATGCCGTCTCCTTAGACGCAGTAGATACCACTCCTTCCACCGGTTTATTGCCAGGTAATACTTCCTTAGTTGGTGGTGATGCTCTAGGCTTTACAACCGCTGGTTTACTAACTCCAACTGCTACAGGCGCCCCAGTAACTAATGGTGGTCTTGCAGTCGTAGTCGCTCGCTTAGTTGAGTTCAACACTAACCAGTCTTTGGTAACCACTCCAAACTATTTGGTCGCTGCCCTCAACAGCCCATCTGGAAACGTATCCTCGGTTCAACCAAGAGCCTTCCAGTTCGCAACTATCTACTTTGCTCCACAAAGCAACTAATTAAGTTGAACAAACTTCTCTGGCCGGGAGGCTGGGGGAGACGCAAGTCTCGAAGTCCTTACTGGACTCCTCCTATCCTTTATACGTAAGTTTTTAAGCTGGTTAAACTGGCAAATTTTTCTAGGAGTCATAATGAATATGTTCAGCAGCAAAGGCGAAGTAAACGCCTCATCTTTTAAAGATGCACTACAGGCATTGGTTAAGTATGCCGCCATTCTCGAAGAGAATGTCCCATCCAATCAAGGTCTAGCTGGTCAAGCAGCATTGAGTGATGAAAAGCGTGATGAATTGATTACTCGCGCTATCATGACTCAAGACGGAAAGATTGCACTTGCACAAGCAATGGCAAACCCAATCCGTAGAAACTTGGATTACCATGGTATCGCACGTCGTGCCTTGGTTGTTGATCCACTTCCACAAGGTGCAATTCCAACTTACGATAGAGATATCGATGTTGCCGCAGTTGTTATCTCCTCCAACGGTACTGGCCCAGAGTCCAGAGTCTTTGGTGACAGAGTAGTTGTTCCAGAGTTCGAAATCTACGCGAACCCAACAGTTCGTATCGCAGAAGTCAAGCGTCGTAGATTTAATGTCATTGACAGAGCTGTTCAAAAGGCACGTCAGGAAATCATGGCTCAAGAAGATGCAAACATCTTTGCCGCCTTGGATGCCGCTGCCTCAGTTGAGAACACTCTCACTGATATCGCCGATGCAGGTTTGCTCAAGAGAGACCTCGTCGAAATCAAGCAACAAATTGACCGTTGGGACTTAGTAACCACTAAGTACTTCATGAACATCAACGAGTTCACTGACATCCTCAAGTGGGGATCTGGTGGTGGACAAGGCGTAGGCGGCGGTGATTTCGATCCCGTAACCATGCGTGAAGTTCTACAGACCGGCTTGTATGCCCACATCTGGGGTACTGACATTATGGTCAGCAAGATCGTTCCACCAGGAACCATCTACGGTGTAGCCGATCCTGAGTTCGTTGGTGTAATGCCAATCCGTCAGGACATCGAAGTTCTACCAGCAGACGAACCAAAGCAGCTTAAGTTGGGCTGGGTTGTTTCCGAAATCATCGGAATCGCCATTGTCAACCCACGTGGTTGTGCAGCAGGTCGTAAGTCAGTCGTCATCGGCGCCTAATAAGCCTGATTGAGTAAGTTCCGAAATGGCCACTAGAGAAATCTAGTGGCCATTTCATTTTCTGGCATACTAATATGGATACTAAAAAACTTCGTAAAGCTTACATGCAGATTATGCCTCATTTGAACAAGGCGTTAAAACACGTGCAATCCAAATTATCGGATGTGCCGCCATCAGATTTTGTGTTAGAAACAAATATGAAGCCTTATTCTAGCGTCAAACGCAAAATGTTGAATAATCATATTCACGATCCTATACAGCTACCCGATTTAGTAAGGGGTAGGCTCTTTTTTTCTAAAGACTATAATCCAAAAGAAGTTGTAAGTTTACTTAAAAAGATATTCGGGAAGAATATTACTAAAGCAAACAAAAAAGACACCAATGATTGTGGATTAAAATATCCAGGTGTTACTGATGTTAATTTAGATTGTGATGGTATCCAATTTGAATTACAGCTAATGCCTTTAGAATTCCAGCCACACCAAGAATTATCTCATCAAATTCATGATAAACTGCGTAGTGATAATGGGAAATTAACCGATAAGCAAAAAGAATTTTTGCGACATATGCACAATAAATTCTTCAAAGTTTTGGATGCTAAATCTAAGGCTTCCGACGATTAATGTCAATGTGCGCTCATCCTCAATTTCCTACCACCCATACTAATTGTATAAATTATCGAAAGGACGAGTCCTCCCCAGGGTCAGAATTTTTAGAGGGAGCTGTAAGATTCTTATAAGATGAAATGCCTTAAACTGAAAATAACGTGTCAAAATCGTAACCCGTGTAATAAAAAGGTATAATACTAGAAATCTATTCAAAGACAGAGGCAAATGAGTTTGTTAGAAGTTACCGAGCTTTACAATTTGATTTCCAGGGGCTCTCAAAATGTGGGCGCCAGGAAACAGTCTATGCTACTTCGAAAAGAAGCTTTAGCGTCTGTGGAGTCAGGTCAAGGTTTCAATAAAATTGCTTTTGATACTCGTCTTATGGATCAAGAAACAGAATATAATCCACGCAGAGGTTTGCAAAACTACAATCGTAGTGAGGCTTTTCTTAGTGAGGCGCTTTCAAATAAAGTAAAAAGTTTTGCAAAACTTCGTAAAGTATTAAATCAACTTAAAGATGTTTATGGTAAAGAGCACGAATGGCAAGACAGTAATGCTCGCGTTCTTTTAACTACGATAGATAGCGGTTTACGAACTATTGCACAAGATGAAAATTTTTCTGTTAATCAACCAGGTACCGGTAGCTTTGATTATATTGAAGAGCTATTGAATGTTAGATATCGTTTGACTGTTGATAACCTTACTAGTATGGGTGACGCCCAACTTAAGAATATCATTTTATCTAAAGATGAAGAATTAATTCGTAAAGATATGAAGCAGGCATTAGAAATTACTAAACAAGATGTAGCTAAACAAGGATACGATACGTTAATGGAAAAATTGTTTGATGGTTGTCGAGCTAGTGCGGAGAATCCAGATATTGAAAGAACTATTACTATTACCATCAGAGACAGATTCAATAAAGAAGGCTAAGCCATGAGTAGCGAGAGCGAATTTGGATATTCATTAAAATATAGTACCCATTTTATTGTCAAGAATATTACCGGGACTCCTGCCTCTACACTTCATTTAGTGGGAGATAATCCAGCCATCCCGCCTCCATATAGAAAAGCTCCATTTTATGTGTCTCCCAAGAAAACTATTAGCATTTTTCATTATCCGATTAATGCTGGACAAACTAGAGACTTAATGCAAATTCCAGGAGTACAAGAAGGAGATATTAGGTCTTCTCTTCTTAAAGGTGAAATTAGGCACAAATTTTTATGTGGAGATATTGAATTAGTATATAGTGATATTAATTTACTTCAGTTTAGTGATGAACAAAGAGCCTGGTTATACAGTTTTGGTTTTACAGAAGGTGTTGCTATTGGATGCGATGAAATAGGAGATGATGCGATGGCTTGTATTGATGGCTATATCACTTCTCATCATCCTCCTGGCAGTTTGAATTATGCTTGGAGAGAAAAAATTCCTCTTATTGGTTTAAAAAATGGTATTAATAGAACATTCTTTACACCTGATAAATTCATTAATGGATTGTATTTTGGAAACCTTTTTCATCTTACGATTGAGCATAATGGAAAAGAACTATATGAAAATATAGACTATACTATTGGAGAGTCAGCGGGACCAGGTACCGGATATGATATGATCAATCTAATATCATTTAGTCCAATTAGTGCAAGTTTACTTTATGCAACATATGTTGTTAAAATATAATAATAAAGTCACATACTACTTAAGTACAACTTTATCGATAGGAACTTAAAATGGGATTTTCTAGAAAAAATGCACTAAATCAGGCCTTAGATATAGCCGGCTCATTTACGCAAACTCAAACGTTAACTGAAGCTGAAGAATTCTCTGGTTACGGTGCCCCACTTACGGGCCAAACTGGTACAGGCGCTGCAATTACTACGGTACTTGCTGGCATTGCTACAGTTACAACTTTAACTGGTATGACACTGCAAAGTGTTGGTAATATGTTAACCATCTCCAACGCTGTCAACGCGGCTAACAATGGAACTTGGCTTATCGTTACTTTCAACTCTGCCACCTCGGTTGATATTTCTAATACCGCCGCTGTAGCCAGCGATCCTGGTCTTGCAGGCGGACTTTCTTGGACTGAAAGACAGCCTTACTGTTTAGAAGATGATATCAACTATACTCGTACGGATCGTAAAAAGAT